GTAGCTGCGCATAGGACGGCAGAGAAGAGGATGGCTTTCATGGCAGGGTTACTCGCTTGAGTGAAAGGTGTGGGGCGTTTCATCCGCCCCTAGATGGCTGGATATGGTTGCAAACGCATCACAGTGCAGGACACTGGTCTAGCGAGTGAACCGTGATGATTTAGGAGAGGACTGCGGCTGGTGAGATGTGGCCGCTATGAGGGCCGAGTGTACGGGGGCGGCGCTCACCGCCGCACGGGTAACATGACAGTCCCACTCCATGGCTAGGGGTTGGCGCGGTGACCCACTGCGAAGAGCCTGTGCGCACGCGAAGCTTTGTTGATAGTTGCGCTCACAAAAACGCCGCCGCCTAGAATTAACCAAGCGACGGCGCAAGCCCCGCGCTGTCTGGGGAGAGCAGCGCGGAGTTACTCTTTACCCTTGCGAGTAAGTTGTTACGCGGCCTTCTTGCTGGCCTTCCGCGCTTCCGCCGCCTCAGCTTTTGCCTTGGCGTCTTCCTGCTCCTTGTCGAACGCCGCCTGAGCCGCTGGCGAGGCGTCACCCAGCGCCCGATAGAGCGCGTCGATGGCGTCGTCCAAGTGCTGGCTCTCGACCGGAGGACGATGCGACTTCTGCGAGCTTGCGCCCTTGCGTGCGCTGATCGCGCTGTCGAGCGCCTGCCGCACCTTGTCCGCCCCTGTCGGCGGACCCTGCTCGGTGACGCTGCGAGCGATATGCTCGTGCATTTGCGCGTTGCTCATCGCCGCGCCGCCCCACTTATCCTTGAGTTGCTCGGTGGCGATGGAGCCGATCACGGTGTAGGTCGATCCCGACATCACCGCCTTGGGATTGCTCGCCGCCGCCTTGGCCGCGAGGTGAACGGCGATGGCGCGCTCAACGATATCGACGCCGTCATCGAAGGTGTTGCCCAGCTTGATGAACGTCCGCACCTTGCTGACCTGCTGATCGAGCGAGCCGATCACGGCCACCTCGTCAGGTACCACGACGCCGCCATTCTCGGCGGCAATGGTGGAGCGCTTGTCGGCGCGAGCCTTGAAGGTCTTGTATAAGTCCTCGGCATCGCTCTCGCCCACGGTCTTGTTGACGGCCGCCTCGGTCACTTCTTGAGCGAGTTCGATCATCGACGTTTTACCAGCGCCGTACGCCTCGCCAATGTCACCGATCTTCTTCAGCAGCGCCTTCTTCTGGCGAGCCGTGGTGCGCTTGGCGTCGGCCGCATCGACGTTCACGCCTGCGGCTTCCTGATCCGCGATCTCCTGCTCAGTCGGAGCGGGGTTAGTCACCTCACTCTCCTGAGTGACTTCGCTCTCGTGTTCGACCGCCGCCGCGTCCGGATCGGCAGCGTTCCACTCCTGATCCACGACCGCCTCGGGGTTCTCAGTGACAATTTCGGCCTCGTCAACCTCGTTGCCGGTATTCAATGCCTTACGCGCCATATCCAATACCTCGTGCTTTCTGTGACTGTAAACACTCGTCACCAGTGATCCATACTGGTCTTGTAGACCGGCAGTGAAAGGGTTAATGATGGCACGCCTGATAGCGCATGTCAAGTGGTAAAGTTACACCAAATGACACTTATTGCGTATGTGTACTTGCATACGCAGCACACATATCGCGCGTGTTGATAGTTGCGCTGGTTGTTACGCCTTTGGGTTGCTCAGTATACCTTATGCCCATCGGCGGTTGCATAGTCCCACTTGCCTGAGTAGACCATGACCATGCAAAGCTTGCCCATGTCGAACAGGCGCTCGGCGCGCTCGGCGGGCAGGTAATAGTCCTGTGTGGCGTCACGACTGTCGTTGATCACCAGCACCGTGCCATCCGTGGGTAGCTCGCGCTTGGTTGCGCGCTTCGGCATTGTGCGCATATCTTACTCTCCTGAGTTAACTCACTACTGATAGCGCCCATTCGACTGCTCGTGCCGACGTGGACGCTATCAATGCTGAGTTACGCTCTTGCTGTCGCGCGCATGTTTAGTGCGCGGGTTGCATGGCAACCTCCTGTGGTGTGTGAGCGCGCTCAGTATTAGAGCGCGGGGTTGATCTTAGCGTACTCGTAGTCGATGGCCCACAGCTTGATGCGCTTGTGCTTAGTGGGCAGCGCGTCGAGCTTGACATAGACCCAGCGCGCATCCTTGCCGATGGATGTCACCTTGCCGTAGCGCGCGCCGCGCATCCACCAGTCGGTGTGAACAGGCAGTTCGATGCGCTTGTCCATGAGCATGAGCGCCCAGCACGCCGCGCGTCCGTTGTTAGTGCGCCCGCGTATGCCAATGCCGGGCGGATTGGTGGTTCGATACATTACGGTAGAACTCCCAGTGCATCGAGGAGAACAGCGCCGCATGGCATGATGCAGAACACCACGAGCGCGATGATGAGAAGGGCGTCGAGCTTACTCACCTGAGTCCCGTCAACAAGAGAGGTTGCACGGGTTGTGCGCGCTGGGTGCGCCGCCGCGATCCGGCATGGAGAGGTTTGCTGCGAGCTTGCGAGTACCTGCGCGACACGCACCACATGAAGGTGAGGCGTCCGATCTTAACGAACCGAAGTCCGCCCACCTTACGGTAGCTTATGTTCAGCATTGTCATCACTCTCCATGTTGTTGGTTAAAGGGAACGTATCTGTAGCGCATAGACGGAACAGAGCTTGGACAAAGAAGTCAGCAAGCTGTTGCTGTTTAGTCGAACCGCTATCGTCCGCCCAAGCCTTCAGGCGTTGAGCGTCAACGTACATGCGGGACAACACTAAGCGTGGATTGGTTTTCATGTATACAACTCCTGTGTACATGAGTAGTGTATACACAACTACTGTATATATCAACTAACCAGCGATTGCATGGCTTATTCATTACAACCATGAGCTGAATGTGTAACGATATCAATGACTTACGCTAATTCATTATCGCCAGCGCAATGAAAGCTCTAGGGAGGTTACTCGCGTGAGTTACGCGCCCCATGCCGTAGGCCCATAAGCAAAAAATTTTGCCTAGGGTCTTTATATATATATATGAATAATGAATTACACACTCATATGTGCTAAGTCTCAGTGATAACTGACACTTTTCCCTGCCGGGTTCTCATAACCCGAAATTATGCCTTAACTGAATACTGGAATGAGGGAGATTTACAGAAATCACCCTCATGCCGGTGTTCAGCGCGCAATTTGCGCGTCAAGCCAGCGTTGAAGCGCGTCGTAGCGCTCCAACTCTTCCTGTTCACGATTGGGCGCGTCGTTCATCGGTAGGTCACCCGACGAACGAGCTTGCCACCCGACTTTACGAGTTTGCACTTACGTGCGGACTCGGTTGCAGTCGGAATGTGTATCGTGTTCACTGCACGCGCGGGCATGACGTGTTGCACGCCAAACGCAGGAAGTGTTCCTGTCGCGTCTTGCGTCTGATAGACCGCATGGCGATAGTGAGCGGTCACTTGCGTGACTACTCTGGCGTTCACCATACCTTTGTGGATTTTCATGAGCTTTCTCCAGTTGTTCCTCGAAACTAACTCACGTGAGTTAGCTTGGAAGAACAACTGAAGGCGGCGCGGTTAAGCCGCGCCGCCTCACAGTTACTCTTCACGATGTCTCACGATCCGCCCTCGCTAACTAATCGGGGCTGGTCACTTCCATCGTCATGCCTTGTTTGTCATCATCCGCTTACCGTGGGAATTTGCACCATTCTCAGCTTATCGTTGGACAAGGCATGGGCGTAGATCATTGTTGTTTCAGGGGTGGCGCTCCACCGTTTTCTAACTCCCCTGAGTGACATTCGTCGGACGCACCGACTTAGCGCACTAGCGCCGCGAACCCTGCCCGTGGAGGGGTCGTCTCCGAGGTTTCGCCGGATACTGCGGCTTTACGTGTTTCCACCTCGTAGCCTACTCTGGGGGGAAGCAGGGGGTGGCCACCCCATCTGGACCGGGGGGTGGCACCGGGGTGGGCGCGTTTAGGTGAACGCACAAAATATTGGGTCAGGGAACATCGCACACTCCCCCACTGTACAATATGAATACCACCCATCGATATGAGTTTACGATATATCGTAGCCAGAAGACCGACTTGACAAGTATTCACCAAGTAAATACAGTAAAGCCGAACCCGCCCTCAAGTCTTCAAACTCATGTGAGTAAGTCACTCCAAAGCATCCTAGCCTCTTGACAAACAACATGCGCCATACTATAATCAGGATTAGTGGACTCGCGCTCCTGCCACGGGCGAAGGGAACACCAAGGGTGCAATCACAAAAGACCCTTGCGGCAAAAAACCCCCAGTCCCAAGATGTCTGTCCCTTGGGCTGGGGGTAACTTTCGTTCTGAAGGCTTGAAGTTAAACCTTACCCTGCCGGATTAAGGGGTGGGGGATTAAGGGGTGGGGGAGAACGAGAAAGACGTGGCAAGCGAATGCGAACTGGATCAGTACGGCAGCAGTGGACCTATAACGCCCCGCCCACCATCTCCTCGTTCCTTCAGTCTAGTGCGTTTGGACGGCTGATCTGGGGTCCGGTCGGATCAGGCAAGACCACCGCGTGCATCGTGGAGGCCGCCCGGAGGATGGCCGAGCAGGCCCCCTCCCATGCCGATGGCAGGCGCTATTCCCGCATCGCGATCATCCGACAGAGCCTGAAGGACGCAAAAGCCACGGTCCTCAAGGACGTGCGCGGCTGGTTTGGGTGCTTGGCGGACTGGAAAGTGTCGGAAAGTACGTTGTACATCGAGTACGGCGATGTGGTGTCCGAATGGCCGTTCATCCCGTTGGATGAGCCTGACGACGTGAAGCGGCTCTTGAGCTTGCAACTTACGGCGGCGTACGTCAACGAGTGCATCGAGACTGACATTGATCTGCTCAGCGATATCGCCGGGCGCGTCGGGCGTTATCCCAATAACGAGTTCGGGGCCTGCACGTGGTCAGGCATCTGGATGGACACCAACGCCCCGATCATTCATACGCCGTGGGCGAATTTCCTCGACAAGCCGCCGCCCGAGTGGCAGGTGTTCCATCAGCCGGGCGGGCATGTCTACCCCAGCTTTGACCCGGTGACCGGGGAGCAGATCGACGGGGCGGAAAACCTTGCCCATCTCAATCAGACCGCCGAGACGATGCTCTTGGACGAGAACGACCCGCGCCGCATCCAGCAGGGCATGGGATACTACAACCGGCTCTTGAGCGTTGGCTCGCCTGACTACATCAGGAGGTATGTGTGGTCGCAGTTCGGGCGCGATCCATCCGGCGCGGCGGTGTTCGCGGAGAGCTTCAAATATGACTACCATGTCAGCCCCACTCCTCTGGACCCTGTGTATAGCCGCATGCTTGTGGTGGGGCAGGATTTCGGGCGGTCGCCGTGGTCGCTCATCACTCAACTCGACCACTCTGGTCGCCTCTTGGTCCTAGAAGAAATTCCGGGGCGTGGGCCGACCGGCGACAACATCGGCTTACAGCTTCACATCAGGCAAAACCTGATCCCGGTGCTGATCCAGCAACGCTACGCTGGCCGTCCCGTCGTGCTGGTGGGCGACCCGACCGGCATGGCCCGAGACAGCCTGTTTGAGATGAACGCGTTTGATCTCCTGAAAGGGTGCGGGTTGAACGCCGAGCCAGCGCCGACCAACGACCTTGACCCGCGCATACGAGGGGTGGAGAGCTTCTTCGGGCGCAACGTCGCGGGTGGACCCGCCATACTGATCGACGGGACACGATGTCCCACCCTCGTCTCGGCCTTGAACGGGCAGTATAAGTTTGAAGTGGATCAGGATAAGTCGGGCGGCACGTACCAAAAAACCGTGCCTGAGAAACTTCATCCGTGGAGCGATGTCGCGGACTGTCTTCAGTATGCCTGCTTGGTCACCGGCAACCAAGGGGCTTATGCGTGGGTGCTGGGGCGTGTGGTGAGCCGGTTGCGACCCCCTCGTCCGGTTCGACGCCCAATTTCTTCGCTAGCGTGGACGTGACGATAAAGCCTTTGGCGATCCAGTGCAGTTGCTTCGGCCCGGCGATATGCAGCACGCCGTCGTCGTTCTCGATCACGTAGCGCAGGGTTTTGCCGTTGCGCTTGGTGAACAGCGCCACCACCTCGCCCTCAAACTGGCTATCTTCGCCGCGCTTGATCACACGATCACCGACGTGAAACTCACTCATCCTTGTCGTCCATTTCCGCCACCGGCAGCTTGCTGCCTTGGCTGTAGCGCTCGTAGTTCATCCGAAACGCCAATCCGTTCACTGCCGTGGCCAGCGTATGAAGCCAGCCGTCAGACGCAGCGCATATTGTTTCGGTGCAGCGCCCGTTGTCGGAGCCAGCGTTGTCATCCACTCTTCCGACCGCAATGCCGAGAGCGTGGATTTTGCCCTCCTTGGCGTCCTTGAGAACTTCCCGCACGAGGTTGATCAGCTTCTGATTGGGGTCTAGGACGCGGGGGATCGTCTTCAGTTCGGGCTTATTGTCCATCATAGCGGCTCCCTCTCCCTGCCGGTCCATGCCCGGCTGATCTGGGGTAACTCAGGTGAGTAAGTCTCGACCCCCGATTCAATATCCGTCAGTGTGTCCGTCACGTTGTCGAACACCAGTGGCGCGCGACCGCCGCCGAGGTTGATCTCCAGCTTGAAGAACTGGCCCCCGCCCGGTGGGATCACGTCCGGGTTGCCGAGGTTGCCGACGCGGGCGACGATCTCGAACGCTTTCACCCGCGAGCTTAACGGCTCTTTGTCGTCGGTCATGGCGTGGAAAAAATGGGGGAGAGCCTGCTCGATGTTGGTCGCTGCTTTCAGGCGTATTCTTTTATGCGTGTTGCTCGCGCCCTCCCATTCGCTCAGGGCTTGATTGAGGACAGTCTTGAACGCGCGGGTTTCCGCCAGTTCGTTGTAGTCTTCGCGTGTAAACCCGAGTCGCTCCAGCAGCTTGTCGGTGTCTTCCATATCCTTGGCTAATCCGGCAGCGAGTGCGCGCAGCCGTTGCTCGTCGTCCGCTGTCAAATTAAACATTTTTCACACCCTACTTGACAGTGTTATGTGAGCATGGTATACCTCTTATGTTACCGTGGCAAGTGGGTACAAGGACAGCGAGGGATGGCGGCGCTGCCGGGCGCACCGGCTTTGCGCGTCGTAGGGCGGGACGGCACAGCGCAGGCTCAACAAGTGATGGACGCGGCACGCGCACAGGCGTACGCGCCACCTGAGAGCGCACCCCCGCAGGGCCTCGCCGGTTTCGTCACTGATCAATATACGCTGATGCGACGACACCGCGATACTGTCGGTCGTGGCTGGTCGGATCGGTTGCTCGCTGCGTTAAGAGCGTTCGACGGGGTGTACGAGTCGAACGTGATCGAAGAGATCAAGCGCTTCGGCGGCTCGAACGTGTACGCCCGCACCATCGCGATGAAGTGTAGGGGAACAAGTTCCCTACTGCGAGATGTCTACCTAGGCACCGATCGCCCGTGGGGGATTGAGCCGAGCAGCGACCCGGAAGTGCCGCCTGAGATCATTCAGGCGATTGGTCAGCACATCTCAGAGACTGTGCAACAAGCGGTACAAGCGCACTTCCAAGCAGCCCAAGCCCAAGCGGCGCACCAGATCGGAACGGCGGCGGCGCATGCCTATGGACAGCAAGCCGGTATACATCCAAGTTTCATTGACGCCAGTATACCCTCGCACGCGTCGGGGCCGTCTCAGGGCGCACATGCTGGGGCTATACCTCCGGGCATACCTGCGCCTCCCGGTCCCGGTGCGGGCCTGCCTCCCCCTCCCCCGCCTCCACCTCTACCCGATCCCTCCGCAGTCAGAGATGTCTACGATGCGATGATGGAGGATGCCAAAGAACAAGCTAAGCGCAAGGCGGTGCAACAAGCAAAGATCGCGGAGGACAAACTACAGGAACATCTTGCTCAAGGGGGTTTCTACACTGCACTAGCAGAGTTCTTGGTGGACCTTCCGCTTTTTCCGTATGCGTGTATCAAAGGCCCGACCGTCCGCATCAAGACCCAAGTCAAATGGTCGAAAGATCAAGCGCCGTGGTCGGGGCAACCGCAACAGGCGTTGCCCGGCCCCAGTGCGCCTTCCACTCAGGGGCCGATGGGTGGCCCACTTACTCAGGCGAGTAACCCTCCCAAACAACCGCAGATCGCTAAGCCACAAGTTGTGGACATGCCGATGCTATGCTGGGAGCGGGTATCGCCATTCGACATTTATTGGACCCCCGGCGTATCGGACATAGCCGATGCCAACATCATCCAGCGCTCGCGTCTTACTCGATCTGAAATTAACGACCTCTTGGACCTGCCGGGCTTCAACACCGATGAGGTGCGAGCGGTCCTTGACGAATATGGTCGAGGCGGTTTGGTCGATAACTGGGACCAAACGGATGCTGAGCGCGCCATTCTTGAAAGTCGTGAAGACCCAAGGTTCAACCAGAGTGGTCTTATCGCATGCTTAGAGTTCCAAGGGAATTGCCAAGGCCGATACCTTTTGGAGATCGGCATGGACCCCGCCAGCATACCCGATCCGCTTAGAGACTATTTCATCAACGCGTGGCTTATTGGCAGGCACATTATCAAGGTCCAGCTAGCGCTTTCTCCGCGTAAGCGTCACAATTACTATCTGACTTCTTTCGAGAAGGTGCCGGGCAATCCATGTGGGAACGGGCTTCCCGATCTGCTGAGCGATATCGCCAGTGTGATGAACGCCACCTTGAGGGCGCTGGTCAATAACCTCTCGATCTCTTCTGGCCCACAAGCGGTGATCAACGACGACCGTCTCTCGGATGGCGAGGACGGCGAAGCCATGTACCCGTGGAAGCGCTGGCATGTCAAATCTGATCCGTTCGGGAACAACACCGAGAAAGCCGTCGAGTTTTTCTCCCCGGCGTCGAACTCTCAGGAGCTTCTTCAAGTCTATATGGCGTTCTCTGGTCTGGCTGATGAACACTCAGCGATCCCGAAGTTCATGACCGGCAACCCGCCTGCCGGTGGCTTAGGCCGCACGGCGAGCGGGCTGTCGATGCTGATGCAGAACTCGTCCAAGATACTCCAGACGGTGGCGTCGAACATCGATAGGGATGTCATCGATGGGGTGTTGAACGGGCTTCTGGATATGGTGATGCTGACCGACACGGACGGCTTGCTGACGGGCGAAGAGAAGATCAGGGTGCTGGGCGTGGCAGTGGCTCAGCAACGTGAGACGCAACGCGCCCGTCAGCTTGAGTTCCTCCAGTTGACCGCTAACCCGATTGACATGCAGATCATTGGGCCGAAGGGCCGCGCCCAAGTCTTGAGAAACGTCGCCACCGAGATCGGTCTGCCGGGCGAGAATATCGTTCCTTCCGAGCAAGAGATGGATCAGAAGGAAAAGCAGGCCCAAGCGATGGCCGAGCAGCAGGGCATGGTCGGCCATGCAATGGGGCCGAATGGACCGCCTGCACAAGGTGGACAGCCCGGCTCACCGCAAGCTGGCCGTCCACCGGGCGGTGCGCCGGGTGGCGGCGGACCCCCCCAACCGCCGCCCGGTCAGCCGCAAGGCCCGATGGGCGTAAACCGCGATCAAGGACCAAGAACAAATACAGTCAATCCGAACTACGGCGGCGGTGCGCCGATAGGAGGAGGGCCACAATGAACCGTAGCCTAGCTGACGCGATGAGGGACGAACAGCTTAGAAAGCAGGCGCAAGAACGCCGCCCGCTGATCGAGCAATGGCCGGAAGCGATCCCGTCTGGTTATGTCGCGTCAGATGATGCGGTTTTGTATCTCAGGCAACGGTTTGGCAAGGCGCTGACCAGTCAGAAGCTGGAGGCGTTTGAGAGCGGGCAGTCGGGGCCGCGCCCGCTCAAGGTGGGCAATCTGATCTGTTATGCCTTCGATGAGGTTGATTTGTGGGCGTACCGCATGCTGACCGGCGTGCCTGCGGATTGGCGTGACGTGCGGGATCGTCTCAGCACGGTGCCGGTGACGAGGGTCGAGAACATGCGCGTGACGGCGCGGGAGGATTGGGAGGATGCGCTTGGCCTTCCGCTTCTTGACGGCACTCCCGTGAATATGGGACGGAGAAAGCCAAATGCCGAGAATTAGAGGAATGAAGGGACCGGGAATGGCGAAGATGGGCGGCGGCGGACGCAAACCGGGCGCACCTCCAACAGCGATGGCGGGCAAGCCGATGGGAGGCCCCCCGCCCGCTATCGGCGCGGCTCCTCCCAGACCGCCCGCTCCCAAACCGCCGATGGGCGCGGGCGCTGCTTCCCCGATGCCGGGTGGCTCCGGCCCTCCTCCGATGCCGGGTGGCGGCGGCATGGGTGGTTCTGGCGGCTTTGCCAAAGGAGGAACCGTAGGGTTGGGGGCGAAGAAATTCGAGAAAGGCGGTTCTGTCAGGGGAGAGAGCAAGGGTGACACCAAGGCTCGTGTCAAGCCGCAGGGGAGTTTCGAGTGATGGCTAAGGCGCGTCCGTTCACCTCGACTCAGAACTTAAGCTCAAAGCCGCTTAAGCATGGCGGGGTGGACAAGATGCCCAAGGACGTGCCAGTGGTGCGTGACAAGCGTGACGCCAAAGGGATTGGCGGGCCTGACGCCAAACCGCGAGCGGCTAAGGCGCGCGGAGGCAACGAGAGCAAACTCTCGTGAGTAAGCAACTAGAACTCGATCTAGGAGACAGAGAGATGCCCAAAGAAATGAGCCGGTCGGAGAAGCCTGACTTCTTTGCCAAAGGCGGATCGACCAAGATGTTCGGCAAAGGCACCGCGCACGAAGCTGAAAGCGGCGTGTCGGGGAAGAGTTCCAACGGCGGCGCGGACGGCGTAGTGGCGGATCGGATCGGCCCCGAGAAGGAAGCCTACACCGAGGGCGTGCGGATGGCCGATGGCGGCGGGTCGAGCGAGATGTTCGGCAAGGGTCACGCGGGCAAGAAAGTGCCGGGAATTTCAGGAAAAGCTACTCAAGAGGGTTGACAAGCTCTCTTTTGTGTGCGTGGGACGTGCGTACCTGATTCGTTCACGGTAGAGTAAGTCTGTTCCCGTACTGTTCTGATATGTCACGGGCATAAACTTTAGGGAATGTGATATGGCTGCGATGGACGAAATCCTCGACGTAGACTTTGGCTCGCGGGTGGTTGCCCTTCGCGCCGTAGGCGCGGCGATAGGGCTGGCTCCCAACCAGATGCCCGCGCCGACGATGGCCAATAGTCAGCGGAATTACCTGCACTGGATCAATGTGGCGCGGGTCGCCAAGGCGCTGCCTGCACTGCCTGATTTGGACTATAGCGGGTTCCTTCCGGCGCTCAACGCGCTGCTGTCGGAGGCGGGCCAAGTGGGTCCGCCCGTCAATACCGCTCTGCCGACGATTGACGCTACTGGGGGTACGGCGGTGGGCGACGTGCTGACCGCCGCGCCGGGGCAGTGGGACAATGGGCCGAACACCTATACTTACGGCTGGCGGCGCAATGGTGCGCTGATTGACGGTGGCAGCGGCACCACCCACGCCATTGTTGCCGCCGATCAAGGCACGACGCTGACCGTCACCTGCACTGCGCTTAATCCGCAAGGCACTGCCAGCGCTACCAGTGGCGGGGTGGCGATCCCATGAACGTGGTGCTGCGCAATTTTCCCAAGCCGCCGCTGGCGGTGGTTCACGCTGATTGCGGTCTGAGCGAGCGGCGGGAGATCGTCGCAAGGATATGCGATAGGACTAACGAGATTTTGGAGTACTGCTTTGGGCTGGAAAGCTCTAAGGTGTTGGTTCCGGCGCAGTCGAACATTGATGAGCGGATGCCGTTATATTTCTTGCGTCCGTGCGTCGAATACATTAACACCGTCATCCTGACGCAGGGGATCGATACCCCCCTGCTGGCGATGCCCGGCGACAACATGGATTATCATCGCTTTGTCCCGTTGACGCGGGAGATCGCGGAAACATTGAACGCGATCATTGAGGAACTCTAACTCGGTTGAGTAAGTGATGGATATCGGGCAGGCGGTGAACAGGTTGAGGAGCGGCGGGCGCATCCGGCGCGCGGGGTGGAACGGCAAGGGGATGTATCTCTTTCTCGTTCCCGGCTCCACGTTTAAGGTCGAGGCTGACAGGCCGATGGGCAAGGCGTGTCCTGAGTTGGTCGGCAAGGAGGTTGACTACCACGCCCATGTGGACATGAAAACGGCGCAGGGGTATGTGGTGCCTTGGTTGTGTTCGCAGGCCGACTTGCTGGCGGACGATTGGGAGAACGTGGATGGATAAGAAATCCGAGCAACGCAAGGACAGCAAAGAGTGCGGCGACACCGATATTGGCGTTCACGATTATGGCGCGGGCGGCAAGCGCGAGCAGCTTCCCGGCCTGTGGAGCATCGTCGGCAAGGAGGTGGTTGGGCTTGGTCCCGAGCGGATCATGACCAACTGCTATTGCAAGGAGGAGCCGGGCGAAAAGGGCGAGAAGCCCGATCTGATAGATGCGATCATTGAACATGGGCCGCCGCTCCTCAATACCTCGAAGCCTCGTAGAGTGTTTTGACCTGAGTTATGACGTGAGCGAGGAGCGGGATGAGTATCTCAGGGCGACTTACTCACTAAGTAAGGTTAGTCCTGATGCGTGGGCGACGTTCATAGAGGCGTTCAAGGCGTTCACGTTGTATGAGTACGAGCGGGCGCTGTCAGCGAATGCGTTGGAGTCTCAGGTTAACGTCGGCATGAACCGAAGAATGAGAGATTTGCGGGACGACTTCATCCATATCGAAAACTTGGCGAGCAAACTGAAGAAATAAAATGGCGGACACGATCCAAGGGCATGAAGCAATCGGCGGCGCAACGGCGCGCGGTAAACCCGACACCAGCGTGAAAGTTCCTGATGGGGTGCGCGCCGCCACTGAGCGCGCCAACGCGCTGGTGCAGCAGGCCAAGGAGGCGAAAGCCGCCAACGCGGCGTCTGGCGCGGATCAGCCCATTGGCGCTACCACCAGACCTCCCGTGCCGAATACACCGCCTAGCACTGTGATCACTGCCGACTTTGACCCGCGCTCGCCCAATCCGCCCGATCCGAACGACCCTCGGCTGCAATCGCGAACTACCCCGCCGCCTGCGCCTACGCCTCCCCAGCCGCAGACGCCAGAGGATTGGGAACATCAGTTCAAGTCGCTCAAGGGGCGCTACGACCGGGAGACGGAAGATAAGCGCAGGCTGACCCAACAGGTCACCGATATGCAGCGGTTGATGGCGCAGGTGACCCCGCCGCCTACGTCAGAAGGATCAGGGGTAAGATTTGACGTTAGACCCCCACCGCCCGGCAGGCGGGTCACGCAAAAAGAGATTGAGGAGTTTGGCCCCGAGCTTATGGATGTGATGGGGCGGCGAGCAGCGGAAGTTTACGAACCGCTGCTCCAGCAAGTGGTGGGCGAGCTTCAACAGGTTAAGCGTCAGGTCGGCGGGGTGCAGAACACCGTCGTCTACGACGCTCGCGTGCAGATGTACAAAGACCTAGCACAGGAGGTGCCGAACTGGGATGCAATAAACCATAGCCCACAGTTTGGGGCGTGGCTGGATCAGATCGATCCGATCTCGCACCGGACACGACGGACTTTTTTGGATGCTGCCCACAACTCAAACCAGACAGGTCAGGTTGTGGACATTTTCAGAAGCTTCCTATCTGATGTGGCTGCACGTAGCCCTGCGAATGGCGCAGGTCAACAACCGGGCAATGGAGCAGGTTACTCACGAGAGTTACCCGCCCCCACCCCGCAGGTTGACCTCATGCAATTTGCAGCGCCGGGCAGAGCCAAGACGGGGCAAACGACTGTCCCCCCCGAGAAGCCGATCTTCGCACGTGCGGATATAACCCAATTCTACCGCGACAAGACGGCTGGCAAATACGCTGGACGAGAAGCTGAAGCGGCGGCAATTGAAGCCGCTCTCTTTAGCGCGGGAAATGAGGGACGTATCCGCTAGGATCAATCGAGCCTAACGGAGATGTATCATGGCTCTCGGCCTCGCGGGTTCCGCGACACAACCCCCTATCTACCCTTCGGGTAGCACTTCGACTGACTATGTCGCCGCTGGTTTTATTCCCGAAATCTGGTCGGGCAAGCTGATCGAAAAGTTCTACGCCGCCACGGTTCTGGCGGCGATCAGCAACACCGACTACGAAGGCGAGATCAAGTCCTACGGCGATAGAGTCAAGATTCGCACCAAGCCGACGCTGGTGATCAACAACTACTTGGTCAACGGCGACCTCGCCCTTCAGCGACCCGCTGGCAATGCGGTGGAACTCACTATCGACCAAGGCAAGTATTTCGCCGCGATCTTGGATGACGTGATTGAGAAGCAGTCGGACATCAACAACCTCTCCATCTGGGCGGATGACGCGTCCGAGCAGATGAAGATCACCGTCGATACCGACGTGCTGTTGTTCCTGATGAACCAAGCCAACCCCGCCAACATGGGCGTGGCCGCTGGGGCGATCTCGGGCAACATCAACCTCGGCGTCACCGGCAACCCGGTCGCCACAGTCGGGCGCAACCCAGCCACTGGGCAGGTCGAAATCATCGACGTGCTGTTGCGGATTGGGCAGGCGTTGGATGAGCTTAACATCCCTGAAACCGGACGCTGGGTCGTCATGCCGACGTGGGCGACGTTCCAACTCAAGCGTTCGGAATTGCGCGAGGTGTTCGTCTCGGGTGATCAGGTCAGTATCTTGCGTAACGGCAAGTTCGGCCAGATTGACCGGTTCACCATCTACGCGTCCAACCTGCTGCCGTTCGGCGTTGCTGCCGGGCTGGCGGCGGGCGAGTGGGTGATCTATGGCGGTCACGCACATGGACTGACCTTCGCCTCGCAGATGACCAACGTCGAGACGATCCGTTCGGAGCGGACGTTCGGCCAAATCCTCCGTGGGTTGCAGGTCTATGGTCGGCAGGTCTTGGACAACAAGGCTATCGCGCAGGCCATCGTGACGCAGGCGGGTCCGTAGGCGTCCGACCTCCCGTCGTTGACGTACGCCGCCTGTCAGGCCCCGGCGCTTGATGCTCGTAGCGCCGGGGCCGCTCACTCAGGAGAGTAAGTGTGGCGCAGACCTATGCACCCGTAAGCGAGTACATGGCGATAGCGCGCAGCCTGTTGCAGGACTTGGTTGCGCCTTACAGGTATGCCGATGCGGATATCGTGGGCGCGCTCAATATCGCCGTGTCTGAGATGCAACGGCTGCGGCCCGATATCTTCTTGGACTTGAAGTATCAGCGCCCGCTGACCAAGGGCGACATTGGCGACGGCATACCGGGCGGGTATACGACCACGGATACTGACACTTTGGTGCCGGTTCCTTCCAAATATGTCACTTCGATCTATTGGTTTATCACCGGTTGGCTGCAAATGTACGATGTGGCCGACACGCAAGATCAACGCGCGCAGGGCTTCATGGCGAAGTTCCAGCAGCATATCCTGATGTTGAACGCGGCATGAGGGCGCTATGACCACCACCAACATGGCGCGTTTGAGTGACATCGTGCGGATCAATGCGCCGGGTGCGCTCGACGGCATGGTCCGTATGCAGATTTATGAAACTCTCAAGGAGTTTTTCCAGCGCACCAATATCTGGCTCTTGGAGTTGCCTATTTACATTATTCCGCAGACCAACGACTATCAGCTAACCACCGGGCAGAACGTGGTGGTGAACCGGCTGATGGGGTTGGCTCGCCCGCGCTCGCCCCCGCCGCCCGTTGGACCTTGGCCTCCTCAATACGTACCGATGTGTCCTCCCCAGTACCTCTCGGTGACGCAGAGTGAGGATCAGCCCTATACAGAGGCCCAGAACCCGATCTTTCGGACGCAGCGCGCGGGGGCACTTTTGAATGCTGGCTCCAAGTGTCCGATCTTGCGCATCTTTCAGAACCCTTATGTCAACGAGACGTGGATCGCCACGGTGGCGCTCAACACCTGCGACCCTACCGACCCGGACGGGTTCGTCACCCCGCCTGATTGGATCATGGAGAAGTACCTGTCCGGGTTGGCGTCAGGGGTGATTTGCCATCTGATGCTGCAACCGGGCAAGCCTTACTCCTCCGTGCCGGGGTCGCAATATCACGGGCGCAAGTTCAACGAGGCGGTTGGGCTGGCTCGTACAGAAATCAGGAACATGTTCAGCTTCGGCGCGCAGCGCTGGAACTTCCCCACCGGGTGGAACAGTCGCTTCAGGTACTTCGGCTCTTATACGGGGTACGTGTCTTGAATTATCCTTATCTCATACCGGGCGTGCAGGCCGATCCAACGTCGTTCGTCGCTAGCGCATTGGGTCAGCTTGGCTCTTACACCAAGCCTTTAGACGCGCGCTCGTTGATCAGCGTGGACTATAGTCAGCTTATCCCTGCGGTTACTCTCCTGAGTTACTCGTTCCGGGTTAGGCCGGGTGGCTCGCCGCAGTTATGGATTGACAGCCCGGCTATCGATACGACTGACACCCTCCTGACGTTCTATGTCGAGGGGGGTATCGGCGGACGCGCTTACGAGATCATTATCAACACGACGCTCGCAGATACTGAGATACGCACTGACGTACTGACGGTCAACGTGCTTGGCGAGGGTGAGTGCTGCATGGTCCTTCCGTCGCCTTGGCCGCTTCCGGGCGGTGGCGGGGCGACCAGCGGCGATGGTTCGATCACTGTGAACACCGCGCCACGGTTTTTTGTCAGCGCTACGCCCCCGGTGGGGGCGAATTTGCTGGACCGCTGGTATGACACCTCGACTGCTGTGCTGTGGGATTTCGTCAGCAACGGGTTGACCAGCTTCTGGTCGCTGTCGGCCACTGGCGGTGGTGCGGGTGGCAGCGCCAACATTCTCAACATTACGCCTATTCTGCCGGATGGGGTGACGACGACGTTCACGATATCAGCGGTGATCGGGGTGCCGGTGACGATCAACGGATCAAACACCCTGTTCGTGTCGGTGGACGGCGTGTGGCAGGACGCCACCACCCAATATACGGCGGTAGACAATAAGATCACCTTTGCTCAAGCGCCGGGCGCAGACAGCATGGTGTTCATGCTGTGGTTCGCGTCGCCTTCAGCCAGTACGATGAAAGAGTAGGTCATGGGCTTTGCTCTGCCATCTGGCGTCATCAATACCGATAGCGTTTACTTTTACGCTGACGACACGCAGGCGTTTGGCCCGTACATCAAGCAGCTAAGCGATCAGACGCTGGTGGTGCTGGACTACAGTCAGCTTGAGCCGACTGTCACGCTTGAGAGTTACACTTTCAGCGTTGACGTAGCCAGCAATCCGCAACTGGTGGTGGCTTACCCGCAGCTTAACGCGGCGGGGAATGTCTTGACGTTCTTGCTCAGTGGTGGGATCGAGGGGCAGCAATATCAGATTTCGGTCAACGCCAGCACTGAGAGCGGCCCGCGCGCCGACGTGCTGGTGATCAACATTCCCTCGGCTGGCGACTGTGACTGCGCGCAAATCAATCCAGTGCCGTGGCTGTACACGCAACTGCCGTTGGGGTCGCAGGGTTATGTGAATAGCGCCGTGCGCTATTTCTGGGGCAGCGCGCCGCCCGCCAATCCCAATGTGATGGATCAGTGGTACAACTCGAATACCCAGATATTGTATGAGTGGGCGACGGATGGCGTGAACCTGTTCTGGGAGACGTTGGCGTCAACTGATCTAGTGACTGACGCGCCGAGCAGCAATATTATTTTCAGTCGTTATAACGGCAATTGGGTGCCAGACCCTATTCAGTCTGATGCGCCTGCTGACGGCACGATGTACACGCGCCGCAACAATGCGTGGCTTCAACTTCCCCAGTATGTCACGGAAGCGCCGGGTGGCGGCATCCGGTTTGGACGCTACAACGGCACGTGGCAAGCGGACGCGATCCAAGTCGATGCGCCGGTCAATAGCAATCTTTATGCGCGTAGCGGTGGCGGGTGGTCCCTGCTTCCGCCGATCATGCCTGACGCGCCTAGTACTGGGCTGCTTTACTCACGGAGTAATAGCAATTGGCTGGTGACGCCTATTCAGGCTGACGCGCCAGCCGATGGTAATTTTTATAGTCGCAATAACAACGCTTGGCTCCCGACGCCTTATTCCGGCATTGAGTACGACGCGCCCTTCGATGGCACGCTGTATGGGCGGTTGAACGCAGGTTGGACAGCGGCTTATCCGGCGAGCAACCCGAACAATTATCAGAGCGCCGCTAACGTAGCGACGGCGCTGTCGGCGTTCATGCCCTTGCGTGGCGGTACGTTTACCGGCGCGATCAGCGCCCCCGGCTTGATTATCCCTAACGGCCCGGCATCATTGCAAATCAATGGCGGTCAGCCGGGGCAAATTCTTGCTGCCTTGAATACTTCAAGCACGTTGGGGTGGATACCCGCGCCGCCAACTGAAGCGCCGCTCGATGGCGTGGCCTATGCACGGCAGAATGGCGCGTGGGTGGCGACTGCCAGCGGCGCGGGGCTTCCCGAAGCGCCGCAGGATGGCACGGCCTATGTGCGTATCGACGCCACGTGGGCAAACATTGACACTAGCGATATCACCGATTGGGATGCAGCGACCAGCGCCCTGCTTGCGCCTTACGCGCTGATCACGCAGGTGCCGCTTGGCGCGACGACGTTTCCGTTGATGGACGGGGTGAACGCGATTGGTGTAGCGACGACATGGGCGCGAGCCGATCACGTGCATCCGGTCGATACCTCGCGCTACGCGGCGACCAATCCAGCGGGCTACCAGACGGCGGCGCAAGTCGCTAACGCGCTTGCGCCTTATGCGTTGGTCGCCAACGTGCCAGTGGCGTCGAATGCTGTGCCTGCGATGAATGGCGTAGGGTCGTCCGGGTCCGCGCCTGCGTTTACGCGCGGCGACCACGTTCACCCAACCGATACGACAAGACTGGCGATAGCGGGTGGCACCATGACCGGGATTTTAACTCTCGTGGGTAACCCGGTCAACCCGCTCGACGCCGCGCCGAAGCAATATGTCGATAACAGTCTAACCACGCTCAATATTGATTGTGGTACGTTTTGAAAGGGCTATATAGCCATGACCGGACGCGTTCAATCCCTCCGCTCCAGCACCGCTGGTAGTCGTCCTACTGGGCGTCAGCCGGGTGAGCTTTACGCCAACTTTGCCGACGCGCAACTTGGCGTGGTTAACGCGGCAAACACAGCGCAAGATTTGATCGGTGTGAGATTTTTCTCCAATGCTACGTCTTATGCGATTGGCGATCACGTCATTCAAGGTGGGCGCATTCAGCGCGCCATCGCCGTGATCTCGCCCGGTCCTTTCACCGCCAACCAATGGTCGCAAGTGGCGACGATGGCCGATGTCACTGGCACATACGTGCCAGTGTCAGGCGGAACGATGACCGGCGCGCTGATCCTGAACGCCAATCCGGTGTCAGCTTTGGGAGCCGCGCCGAAGCAATACGTGGACTCAGCAGTAGCGACCTATTTGCCGCTTGCGGGTGGCGCATTAAGTGGCAACCTTAGTGGGCCGAGCGGAATTTTTTCTGGCAATCTTAATGCTGGTGCCTTGGGGATTACTGGCAATGCAAATATTGGTGGGTCTTTGGGGGTGCCGGGTGGGCAGATCGTCATTCCTCCCGGCCCGGCAGGAGGCGTTAATCCAGTTATATTTATGACTGATGGCAGCACCAATCGTTTGGTGTTGTATTTCAATGTTGCGACTGGGCAAACCACTCTCGTTGATGTGTATAGTAGCGCGAACATTACGATGGGTCCGGCTAATGAGATAGACCTTAATGCCGGTACTGTGGCAGTCGCTTCAACCCTTAGTGTTGGCACGGTTATAAATATCCCAAACAACGGCTCAAATATCGCAATGTATGGTACTTGTAACGTCTATTCTGACACTGGCTCTTGGGGGTTCGGCGAGAGCGCCGATATTCGGACAGGTACAAGCTGGCGGTATATTTTCGACAAGGCGAGTGGGACGCGACTTTGGTACGACAGCAACAGCCGCGCAGTTATGGTCTGCGATCCTGCTGGCAACCTCTCAATTTCTGGCGTGCTGGGCCAAGGCTCAGACGTTGATCTCAAGCGGGACATCACGGACGCCCCAGATGGGATCGAGCAAGTCAGGCTGATGCGGCCCCGGCGCTACCATCGCACCATCCATGACGATCCGCCCGCCGACGTGACATGGTCCGTGCCGGATCGCGAGGAATTGGGCTTCGTCGCGCAGGAAATGCAAGAGGCACTGCCGCACGCCGTGCGGGATCACGACGAGAACACGCTTGCTATCGAACTCATGCCGCTGATTGCGACGCTGGTTAACGCGGTCAAAGACCTCGACGCGAGGCTTGAAGCGATAGAGAACTCTTCTCCGACCTCCATTACGGTAACCAAAGGACGATAACATGGCGCAACCTCCGAGGCCCAACCCGCTGCATGGCGCAACCCACGTTGCACCGTCTCCTCCAAAGCCCGTCGCGCCGCCCAGCGCTCCCCTGACTGGCGCGCATGTCGCGGCGGCGACCGTGCCGCCTGAGCAGCCGCCTTTGATGCGGATGAACATCCACGGCATCCCGCCCGCGCCCAATATGGCCCCGCCTCCCAACGTTGACGAAGAGAGGGTGAACGAGGCGACTGAAGCCGAGATGCAGGCGGGCAAGGAGGCGCTGGCGGTGTACGCCAAGCGCACCCAAGCCGAGCATGACTATGGGAAGAAGCTGATTGACAAGCTTAATCGCCCGAGAGTTACTCAAGAGAGTAAAGAAGAGTAAGCGCTTTGCCCACGGTGATGGTGGCAGATTTCAGCGGCATGCTGCCGCTGCGCGATCCGGTCCTTCTGCCCGACAACAACGGGCAGTTGGCGAATAACTGTTGGCTGTATCGTGGACAGGTGCGCGGCTTCCGCGCCGCCCAGCCGGTGTTCAATGCTCAGTATACCGACACCGAGCAAGTCTACCGGATACCCACCAACACCGCCAACCCGCCCGACTTCTCCAGCGCTGGGTCACTGTGGCTGGAGTTCCCCGACCCCTACATGACCACCATCCGCAACCCTACGGTGGGCGATACCTACAACCGATATTACTTCTTCCCCAGCGACCAATACACTAGCACAGGCGATAACCCGGCGTGGCCTGCCGCCGTGCCGCCACCAATGTACAACACGCTGGCGAACATGCAGGCCGATCCTCCCCTGCCGGGCTACATCTTGGGCATTCCCGCGCCCGGCACGCCGCCCACCGTCACCCCGCCGTCATCTTCGATTGTCATGACGACCACTGGCGCTTCCGCCGTGGGTAGCGAAGTGTTGCAGTTCACCGCTAACACGCTTGGCTCCGTCACTGTTGGCATGAACGTCGTTGATCTAACGGACCACCGGCTGACCGCTGCGACGACCTTGCCAAGCGCCGTTGGCACGACGACGCTGAACTTCTCCAGCACCGGCACTGCGCCGAACAATATCGCCCCCGGCATGACCTGCATATGCACGTCCAACCCGGCAGCGGTCTTTCCCGGTACGGTGGTTTCCGCCGTCAACGCCACCCAAGTGGTGATCAGCGTCAATCTGCTTGACCCGGTGAATGCTGGCGACACTTTCCAGTTCGACAACAGCAACCAGCTTGTATCCGGCTGCACGGTCGAGACGATCAACAACCCTGCCGGGCAGGTGACGATCAGCAACGCCGTGGTTGGCGCTGGCGTGCAGGCTGGCGACACCATCCAGTTTCTCACTTCGTTGCCAGAGACGCGCGCTTACGTCTACACTTACGTCAACGACTTTTCCGAGGAAGGGCAACCCTCCCCGGCGACCGTGGCGTCGGGTGACGGCAACGGGACGTGGGTCATCGTTATTCCGGCCCCTCCACCGGGCTACAATACCGGACGGGCGATGAACCCCGGTCACTATAGGTTATATAGGACCGTCACCGACTCTTCGGGTAACGCCACTTATTACCAAGTCACCGAGGTGCCGATCAATCCGGCTGGCACGGTGACGATCACCGATAGCGCGTCGGACGCCAGTATCACCGCCAATCTCGTCCTCGATACAATTGGCTATGCCCCTCCCCCAGCGGGTTTGCAGGGCGTGGTGATGATGGCCAACGGCATCGCAGCCGGGTTTACCGGCACTGATAAGCGCGAGGTGTGGTTTTCAGCAGCTTACCTCCCTCACGCATGGCCACCTCAGTACGCGCTGACGGTGGACTATCCCATCGTCGGGCTGACCGCCAACGGCACCTCGCTCAACGTGATGACCGAGGGTTCGCCGTTTATTGCGACCGGCGTCACTCCTGACACCATGACCATCGGTAAGATCACCGCCAACGAACCATGCATCTCGCGTGGGTCCATCGTGGCGGCGGGCGAGGGCGCGTATTATGCTTCGCCCAACGGCATCCAGCTTTTGAACACGGGCGGCACTCAGAACATCACCCTTCAGATTTACGAGAAAGAGTTCCATTATTCGCTTCTCCCTCCCCAGTGGGCGGCGGGCAAGTATGGATCGAGCTACGCCGGGTTCATCAAGAGTGCGCCCATTCCCAGCGACGACGGGTTGGGGTATCTGGGTTTTGTCATCGATAGCTCGGTGCCGAACGTGCCGTTTACCTATTTGCGCCCGACCCCTTCTAGCACTGAGGTCGTCAATTGTTACTCAGATGAGTTATCTGGGCAGCTTTTTGTCTTGGAGGGGGGTGGGGCGGTGATGCAGTGGAACCCGCCGCAAGGCAACCCCGGCGCGACGACGCTGAGAAGCTGGCAGTGGAAGACCAAGAAGTTCCGCTTCACCGCGCCGCAGCAGTTTAAGGCGTTCATGACCTTGTTCGACGTGCCGCCCGAGGTGCAGATTACGTTGGGCGCGCGGAATACCGATCAGGCGCAAGTTTTCGACCCGACGACTCAGTATCTGATCTGCCGGGTGTACGCGGACGGCAATGAGATTGTGGTCCGGGAAATCCAGAAGTCGGGTGAGGTGCTGTTGATCACCAATGGCCTCAAAGCCGAGCTATGGGAGTTTCAATTCGAGGGTCAGATTGCGATGCGGTTCTTCAAAGTTGCTTCTTCAGTTAAAGAGCTTAAGGCGGCGTAATGGCAGGCAAGAGCATCTATCCAAGCATTCCGTCGCCCGGTAATGATATGGACTCGATCCGGGCGACTCTCGACGCCGTGCGTCAGTCGATGACCATGATCATCATGAACGCGCAGGAGCCGAACACGAACTACACACCTTCGTCGGCGGCGCAAATCTTCGTCACTAACGCGGGGCTGACTTCGTTCGTCGCCAATCAGATCGCCGCCAGCAAGAGCGCAGTGGGTGCGGCGGCTACGCCCGCCGCCGCCAGCGCCGCGCTGGGGAAGGCTCCTCGCGTGAGGCGAACCTTTCCCCTGCCGCCCATCGTCAGGTCGGTGAGGCTCCCATGATGCGGATCGATGACGTTCACGCGATCAAGGCGATTGCCCGCGCCGCGCACATTCAGTTCGTGCCGACGCTGCACCATTGCATCGCGCGCTACAACGAGACGGATCGCTTGCTGGGGGGTGTGCTGTTCACCGAGTATCGGGGCGGCTCGGTGGCGATCCACATGGCTGGGTTCGACCCGCACTGGGTGAACCGGGAGATGATCTATCTGGCGTTCGACTATCCGTTTAACCAACTCAAGGTGAAAAAACTCATAGGGTTGGTGCCAGAGAGCAACGTGCGAGCGCGCAACGCCAACCTCAAGCTGGGTTTCAAGGATGAATATTTGCTGGAAGACGTGTACAATGGCCCCATGAACGGCATGTACATCATGAGCATGCGCCGGGAAGAGTGCAAATGGCTCGACATGCAGATGCCCTATATCGAGTACGCGCCACCGGAACGAACCAACGATATTAACCTGCCGTTGGCGGGCATGTCTACAGTCGGCATGATGCAGTAGAGCCTTACTCAAGTGAGTAACACAAATGGGTGATAAGGGCAGCGCAGATCAATCCGGCATGATGGAAGCGATGGCGTCTGCTCAAGCTGCGCAGCAAGCTTACGCGCTTGGTGAGCAGCAGTTGCAATGGACGCAGAGCGTCTGGAACCAAGAACAGCCGCTGGTCGATCAGTCTGAGCAGGCGCAGATCGACCTTTCCAATCAGGAAGCGCAGTCGCTCGCGCAATCACAGGCTGAGAGCGCGGCGCAGTGGCAGGAGTACCAGCAGACTTATGCGCCGCTTGAGCAGCAGTTCGCGGGCCAAGCCGAGACTTGGGCCTCGCCCAGCGCCATTGCCGAGGCGCGTGGGCAGGCGATGGGCGACGTGGCTGAGCAGGGCATGGCGGGGGTCAACACCGCCGCCGAGACGCTTAGGGGCTATGGTGTCAACGTAGGGTCGCCAAAATACGCGAGCTTGTTTGCTTCCACTCAACCGATGCTGGGCGCGGCGGAAGCCGCCGCTGGCACCACGGCGGCGCAGACCTTGCGCATGCAGCAGATGGGGTTGGAAGGACAGGCGATCAACACTGGGCGCGGGCTGGTCAACGCCACTGAAGGATTGACTCAAGCAGGCACGGGGGCGGCAGGCACGGCAGGAGGATTGGCGTCCGGGGCGGCAGGCACATCGCAGAGCAATCTGTCCACCGGTTCGACTGCGATGACCAACCCGACAGCGTGGTTCAACGCTGGCACCGGGGCGATGAACTCCTACGTCGGTGCAGTCAACGGCTACAATCAATCTCAAGCCGAGTTCGCGCAAGCGGGCGCGACCGAGATGGCTGGGTTTGGCAGTGCGCTAGGAAGCTTGGTTGGGTTAGGGGCGATGCCCGGAGGATTTTTACGGGCCGCTAAGGGTGGGTCGATTTATAAATTTGACGATGGCGGGCCGACCGATCCGCAACTCACGCCCACGCAAGGAGGGGGTGCGACCGGCATACCACCCTCACCTATGCCGCCTGCGCAATACCCGCCCGGTGCGCTTCCCAGCGATGCTACGCCGGGCGGTGGGGTGCCAGCCCATGCCAGCCCATCTAACGGACAGGTGACCGACGACGTGCCTGCGTTGCTCACCGCCAACGAGTTCGTCATTCCCAAGGACGTGGCGACGTGGAAGGGTCATGAATACTTTGCCAAGCAGATCGATATGGCGCGCAGGAGTCAGCAACAGTTTACTCAGCGCGACGACATCGGCGGCGAGCCGACACAGGCGATACCCCAGCAGCCCGCGTTCGTCTCCCGTCCGCCGCACATGGGTACGACGCGGGGCGCGATCCCCAGCATGCCCGCTTAACTCACGCGAGTAACTTCGATGCCTATGGGCAAACACTACGGATCGTTCGCCAAGGGTTTTTCCGATAGCCTCATCGCCATGATGCGGCTTGGCATGACGATGCAATTGTACCAAGCTCGCGCCCAGTACTATAAGGACCGGGGTTGGGCGGCTACGCACCCTAAGTTAACCGCGCAGCAACAAAAAGACGCTGAGCTTCAAAACCAGATCGCTCAAGGCCGAGGCGCGTTGGGTGGGGGCGGCGGTGGCGGTGGAGGCGGCGGTGGTGGGATGGACACCGCGCAGCGGCTTGCCAGCGACATGGCGCAGAAATATCACCTGACTCGTGATCAGGCGGTTGGTGCGGTCGGCACTATGGGTTATGAGAGTGGCGACTTCAAGGTGATGCAGGAGGTGGGACATTCCGGCCCGCACTCTGGGCTGGGTTACGCGCAATGGACCGATACGGAAGGTAGCCCACGTCGCACTGACTTTGAAAATTACGCCAAAGCCAATAATCTCGACACGAGCAGCTACGAGGCGAACTGGGGTAACCTCCAGCGCGAGATCGACACCAACCCTAAATATGCTCAAGCCATCGAAGAACTCAAAAAAGAGAACACGGTCGAGGGTGCAGCCAATTCATGGGAGCATCACTTTGAGGGCATGACTGAGGGTGGCCCCGGCATACCGGCGTTTGCACAGCATATCGCTCGTGCGGTCGCCTATGACAAGGCGCTGCCGCAGGATTTGAGTCAGCCCATTCGGACTGCGCAAAACCAGCAACAACAGCAATCGCCGTTGAACAGCCCGGAGCTTGCCGACAAGAAGCCGGAAGCGGTGGCGGCAGTCCAGAACGCCCTTAAAGACGCCAAGTCGATGTTGGGTAAGGGCGAGGTGCCTGACCATCAGGAGGTTATGGATTTTCTGCATAATGGCGGGCAAGACCTCGATCCGCACAAGAGCGCATGGTGCGCCTCTTTCGTCAGCGCTGCTCTGCATAAGAACGGCCTGCCCATTCCAACGACGGTGCGCCCCGGCACTGAGACGGGTCCGGGGGCGGTCGCCGGGGATTACCGAACGTGGGGCAGCGCCGTCGAGTCGAAGGGCATTCAAGCAGGCGATGTCATCGTCGCCAACGATGGTTCTCATGTCGGCTTTGCTGAGGGACCAATTCGGCAGGGACGGAATGGTCCTGAAGTCAAGATCATCGCTGGCAACGAGACGGATACCAGAGGCACGCCCGGCAGCTACACGATGCAGTCGGGTCGGGTTATCCCACGCGCTCAAGTTGGCAAAGTGGGCGAGCGCTGGGTGCCGCTGTCCAATTACAGCGCTCGTCGCGCAGTGCCGGGGGATACGCAAGCTGATGGGTCGTCTGCCTCTAAACCGGTTACGACGGCGCGGGCTGATGGTTCTTATCAGGTGGCGGGCGACACCGACATCGCACTGACCCCCGAGCAGGCTGAGAAGGCGCGCAGGGACTTGGAGGCGCACCGGGCGCAACCTCAGTTTGATGTGCCACCCGGTCTCAGAGAAGCGGATGAGCCGCCGCCTCCCGGCCCGCACGAAGCGCCGGAACCGGATACCACCATCCGCCGCCCGTCTGAACTGCCGCCGCCGCCAACGACGCAGGAGGGACCGGAAAGTCCTTATGCGCCGCCCGATCAAAATGTGTACAATACGAGGCCCCTGTCACCTTCCGACCAGCCGTCCTCTGGCGTTGCCACTTCTGTTCACCAGCGACCGGGACCGGCGATCCCGCCGCACGCCATCGCCACCACCAACCTCGATCCGCGCACGACACCCTACGGACCCGGCCCGCAGCAAGGCCCACCCCAGAGAACGGGTGCGCCGCCCAATGTGGGGATCACGCCTTCGGCCATTCCAAACCGTCCGGTTATGGGTCCGCCCCAGCGTACGGGTGCGCCGCCCAACGTGGGGATTACGCCGTCGTCCGTGCCTGTTCCTCCCTCACAGATGGGGCCGGAAGGGCCGGGGCGCACCACCCTGCCGCTCACCTACAGCCACATGCCACCGCAACAGAATGTACGGGGTCAAACTGCGGTAGGTGCGCCGACTGACGCCGATAAGCCTTCCCCTGCCGCTCAGCCAGTATCCTCCCCTGCCGGTCCCGCAGTTATTCAGCCGAGTAACCAACCGGGCGGCGGCATGTTCACCACGGTGGCCCGGCCCAACGCCGATCCAACCAATGTGCGAGGCGGCGCACTTTTGACGACGGCGTTGGATTTGTCACACTTGTGGGGGCCAAACCCGCCATTGGCACAGCGTGCGCCGCAGCCGGTGCAACCGAGTGCGCCTTCGTCACCGGCACAGGGAGAAATCCTATCGCCACCCGGTGGCGGGCCGACGCCGTATCCCGGCCCGACGATGAACCCATCCGGCAACATCGTCCTCACTCAGGGCCAAGGAGCGCGCGGCGGGCAGTCTGTCCCTGCCCCGATGCCACCCATTCGTCCAGATGATCTGGGTGACATCGCCACCGCCTCGCGCAAGGGCGGGCCGATCCAGAAGTTCGCTAAAGGAGGGATACCCTCGCGTCCGACGATCAAGCTGCAAGGCGGTGGGACTGCGCCGGTATCTTCGCAATATCCATCCTATACGCCAGCCGCCCCGGCAACGCCTACGAGCGGCTTATCGGGAAATACGTTAGCGGCGGATCAGTATATGACTGGTCTACCCGGTATGACGCCGGTCGATCTCACTGGGCAAAGCGCACCCTACTATACATCCTATGGGCCGGGGCAAGGCGGGCCGGGTGGGCAGACTTTGACCACTGATTGGTCAAAGATGACCCCGGATCAATTGTCGCAATATAACGCGATGCTGGCTGGCACGTGGCAACCTCTTGCGCCTGCTCCTGCCGCGCCAACGCCCGCGCCTGCGCCCGCCCCTGCGCCGGTCATCAATCCGCCTTCGGTGCAGAACATCACCAACATGCCTGCGGCGACGACGATTGTTGATCCGACCACTACGACTACGACCGGCACGCCGGGAGTGCCGAACGCGGTGCAGGCGAAAAGCTACGACCCCAACGTGGACGCGCAAACCGGGGCCGGGTTCGCTAACACGTCGAACGCAGGTGGCACCAACTACAGCGTAGGGTCGAACGACCTGTTGCAACAGACTAGCCCCGGTCAGATTTCCGGTGCAGGTGGGACGATCCTGTCGCGCAAGGGCGGGCCTATTCCTCGTCAGAAGCTTGCCAAAGGCGGGATACCCGCGCGCCCGACGTTGAAGTTCGCTGACGCTGGCACGGTCCCTTACACCCCTGTCGGCTATCAGGGGTCACGGACCCCGGCAGAGCAATATTATTTCAGCCCTCAATATGTTGGGCCAGATATTGGCGGCGGCTGGTCAGGCACGCCCGAGAGTCAGCTTGCGCCCAATCAGCAGGCGTGGGCCGATCAGCAACAGCAAGCGGTCACGCTGGAGGGCCAGCAAGGGCAGCAGGCTTCCGCCTATTACGCCGCAGGCGGAAGCGGCGACCCCTTTGGCGCGGGCGCGTTCTCTCAGTTTAGCATCATGCCGAACGCGGTCTGGCCGACTGCGCCAACTGCACCGACGCCTCTGAGCGAGCCAGCGCCTGCACCGCAGAGCATCGTCAATCAGGGCCAACCCATTGTCGATGTCGCTACCATCGACCCCACGGCGACCACCACCACGGGTGCGCCGGGACTTCCCAATGCGATCCAAGCCAAGAGCTACGATCCCAACGTGGACGCGCAAACCGGGGCTGGGTTCGCCAACACTTCAAGCACGGGCGGCACCAACTACAGTGTAGGGTCGAACGATCTCCTCAACCAAACTTCTCCCGGCCAGATTTCCGGCACTCAGAACAGTAACAGCACAATACTCTCGGCCAAGGGAGGCCCCTTACTCAAGCGAGTAACTAAGCGCTTCGACATGGGCGGCGGGGTGGATCAATCCGGCGATGTCAGCCCGAGCGCGTTGGGCATGCCGCCCGGCCTGTCTGGTGGCGGTCAGCAGCAAATTCCGCCTTATTACTACAACCCGGCGACTTATGCGGGCGCGGGCGCACCGGTCGGCAAGGGGGTGACCCAGACTTCTGCCCCAGTGTACACCGCTGGCGCTATCCCTTCCCTGCCGATGGCGCGCGGCGGCGTGGTGGCGTTCGATGACGGCGGCGGGGTGGACCCCGGCGCTGGCGATATGGGCACTTTGCAAAGCATGGCGTTCATGGATGCGCAAGATGAGCGGGAGGATGCAGGGAGCGCGCAGTCCGCCTCGCCGCCGACGCCCACTTCTGATAAAGACCCCGGTTGGTACATTAACCCGCAGGACATCAGCGCGCAATCTGCACAACCCGCACAACCCGCACAGGGCGCGGGTCAGTTGCATGACAACAACCCGCCGCCTGATCAGACCATGCCGCAAGGCAAGGACGACGCTGGCAATCCTTCCAGAGGTTTGATCGGCGCGATCACTTCTGGGTTGCACTGGCTGGGCGAGCATCTGGGCCTTGTGAGTGGGGCGCAGGCGCACCCGGCTATCGCCACCAACCCGGACACGCAGACCAACCGGCAGCAATTCGCCACCAATTCCCCGGATGGCGCGACGTATTTTACGCATCAGAACGCGGAGGAGCTTAACGACATTAACGATCCCAACCACGAGCTTCAGACCTCTTATCGCAACATTCTCGGATTGGAGCAGGGTTGGAAGTGGGCGATGGCGCGCGGCGACGACGCGACCGCAGGCAGGTTGGCTGCGAGCATTCTGCACTATTCGGTGTTCGCCTCGCAGAACCTGTCCGACCAAGCTTCCAAGGCGTTGTACAACGGTGACATCCATAAGGCCATCGACTACGCCAACCAAGCGTCTGACGCGGTGCCTGACGGGCGGCTGGTTCACATGACGCTCAACCCTGACGGCAAGACGGTGACGGTGCAGGGCAAGAACCTCAACGGCCAAGTGCTGTGGCAGCAGCAGGGTGCGGCGGTGCAAATTCTTGAGCGGGCGACCTCGCTGGGGCGTCTCGGCAAGCTTCAGTGGAACGCGCTGGAGAGCCAAGCGGCCAAATATGATCACACATTCGCGGAAGCGCAAACCAACCGCCGCGCCAACGCTATCGCGCAGGGCAAGGAAGACGCTGATAAAGCAGCGCAGGCGCAAGCGAACGAACAGATTACTGCGATGGGACCGACGTACGACGACCAAACTGCGCCGCCAACTGCCCCTGCCAATGCGCCGCCTGTGCTTACTCCCGTGAGTAAGCCTGCCCTGCCCGGACCGGGAGCCGCGCCTGCATCCCCGGAGACAGCCGCAACGGCTCCTGCGCCGTCGCCCGGTCGCAGCCCCGACACGACCACGGCGCAAACCGCCGCCCCACCGCCGACTTCCGATAGTAGTATAGCGGCGGCTGCGCCTGTACCCGGTGCTGGGAGGCATGGCATACCGGCTGCGCCGACGACGCCATCCACCGCCGACATTCCGGCAGCGGGCAGTCAGGACGTGGACTTTGAGCATAGCGTCGCTTACCAGCAAGTGCCTATTCAGGCGAACATGAACCCTGATGGTAGCGCTAAGTACTTCACTGCCGATATGCGGCCTATCGTTGGCGGACGTGTGCTACGCTCGCCGCCGCCTATCGATCAAGTAACTTTCAAGAGCTATGCGCCGCAAGTTCAAGCCGCGTATCGCGAGCGCGAGCAACAGTACCAAGCGGCGGTGCAGCAGAACCAAAAATTGATGCAAGACGATATTGACGCACGGCGACGTGATATCGCCTCAGACATTACATCGCGGCGTGACCTGACTAAACAGACTCGCGCCGATGCAGCCGCAGACAAGCGCACTCAAGATCAAATTGCTGCGGCGGCTAAGATTGAGGAGAACAAGCGCACGGACGTAGGGACGACGCGGACTTACGAGGAGCAAGCGCCACTAACCCCAACGCAACGAGGTGAAACCTATAAGGACACGACCCCGATGGCGGTGACGGCATCGCTGCCTCGCTACGCCGTGTACAAGAGTGATGGTAGTTTGGATGAACACGCTTCGGCGCAAGCACTGGGTAAAGCCTACGACCTTCCGCCAACGCCCGGAGCCGCAGCCACCGGAGGTCTACAACGAGCGACCACAGTGGTTAATATCGCCAGCGATGCAGTGACGTGGAACACGCATATGGCGCTTGGCGACGTGCATGATCTGGTGGATGGGTTGGCGCGTGGGGTGTACACGATAGACGGCAGGCCGACGCCGGTGACCCGGCACGGGCAGGAGTTGGATCAGTTTGTCGTTCACCAGCAGCAAGGCGACCCCGGCGTCAGACTGTTCCTGCCGAGGCAGGATGGTTATAAGATCGCCAGTATCAAGCAGGAGTTCGCCAACGCTCAACCGAAGCCGACGCCAAACGCGCCTGCCGCACCCGCCGCCGCGCCACCTCGCGCCCTACCGGGGCCGACCGGACCTGATTTCTGGAGCGGCGGGCGTCCAGCGGCAGGGCCGGGGCCATCCCTGAAATTGCCAGAGCGTGTGCCAGTTGAGCAAATGCCGCCTGAACAGAGGCAGTTGTACCCGGAGTTAAATCAATGATGTCTACCATCACCGGGCGACTTACTCGCGTGAGTAACAATGGCTGACGCCAGCGATCCATATGTCAGCTTGATGACGCCGTTAGCGCCGTCTGCACCTCCAACTGCGCCCATCGAGCCGCCTGATCCCTATGATATCCTGACCAAACCTCTCCTTGCCGACCCCGGTGCGAGCGTATCGGGTTATGTGGCGGCGGGCGGGCGTCCGACATGGGGCGATGTGTGGCAGGGTGTTAAAGCTGGCGGACATGATGTAGCAGCGGAAGCGGCTGGCGCTGTGGCGGCGGTGCAGGAGCCGGGTGCGCCACAAGCGGCGACGCAATCTTTCGCCTTTAGCCAAGAGCAAGCTGCGCGTGAAGCCGAGCAGGGCATGACGCCAGCCGCGCAAGCGCCGGGGTTCTTTAAGCATCCGTTAGTGTCCGCCGCCGAGGCGGCTCCCGGTGTTGCAGCCATAGCTGCGCCTGCGGCGCTAGCCGGTCCATTCGCTCCTGTGGTTGTTGGCGGGCTGATGGGTGGGCAGCAACTCGGGACAGCGCAGAACCGGGCGGTGGGACAGGGTTATGAACTGACGCCAGCACAAAAACTCACGCAGTTCGGCATTGGCGCGGCGACGGGTTTGATACCCGAGCTTGGCCTGACGGGTAAGATCGTCACCACGCCCATTGTCGATAGGGCGCTTGGCGTGGCGGAAGGCGCGGCGACGTTCGGCGCGGGTGCGGCAGGGGGTGAAGCTGCATCGCAGCAATCTGAGATCGCTGCCGGTAAGCGAAAAGAGTACGATCCATCCGCCATCATTGGCGCTGGTGAAGAGGGAGCAGAGCAGGGCGCAGCGTTCAAGGCGGCGCATAGCGGCGCACATCGCGACCCAACCCAAACAGGGGGGAAAGCTACTGTTCCGCGCACGCCACCCGAGCAGGTCGCCACTGAGAGTAAGGAGCGAGCTAAGACCGCCCCGCCCAAAGACGAAACTGCCGCTGGGCCAGCCCCTCCGACTTCTCCTCTTGCCGACCCGACGCTAGAAGCGGGGACAAAAAGCGTCCCTATTTCTACCCCTGCTGACGTTACTCAAGAGAGTAAACCACAGGCTGAGACTGTAGTACAACCGCCTCCGGTTGCACAACCTACAGGAGAAAGCGCTCAGGAGCCACAGAGAGGGCCGCCAGAGGCCCAAGTCCCTGCCGGGCCATCACCCTCTCAGCCGACCACTGGACCCCAGCCAGCGCCCGGCCCTGCCCCGGCTCCGGTCGATCCCGCCGTGCTGGCCCAGCAGCACGCCGAGCTTCTCGACCCGAGCCACCCGCGCGATGCGGTGATCGTCCCCAAAGGAGCGCAAGTCCCTGATATTGCTCAAGAAAAGTGGCGCTATGGCAAGCTCAAGCTGCCCGATGACGGCGGCACGGTGCTCTACGACCATAGCCGAGGGAGCAAATGGACCAAGGACACGCTCAAAGCTGCCGCGCAGGACGGTACGCTTCGTGATAAGATCGACGCACAGGCGGCGAAGGCCCCTGAACCCTCTCCCGTGGCTGGAGCAAAGCCCGCCCCGGCTCCCGAGCGTGCAGAAGCGCCGGGGGCTGGGGTGGAGGCACAACCTACAGAAGTACAGGAGCCATCTGTACAACCTACGGATGTATCACAAACGCGTGAAGAGCCGGTTACTCAAGCGAGTAAGCCACCCGAGCCTGAGTTGCTGGCTGAGAACAAGGCTGGGATAAAACTCTATCGCAACCCGGACCCGGAGGGTAAGCCCTATCTCAAGGTCGCCCCCGGTAAAGACCCGATGCCGATGGGGGAGGACACCGCCAAGCTGCTGTTCCACGAATATTTCGGCACTGAGGGTTACGTCCCAGAGAAATCCGAGGCGGATAAAATCCGTGAGGCGGCAGACGCCGAGGCGGCGCGTATCGGTCTGGCGAAAGAAACTCCCCCTGCCGAACCCAAAGGAAGAGTTCTTCGTAGCGAGACGCCTGAGGAACGAGAAGCCGCCGCACGGCAGGCGGAAGCCGACCGCGCCGCCGCCGAGCGGGTGGCGACCGAGCAACCCACGGCCAAGGTGATCAAGCCCAAAGAGGAGATGAAGCCGAGCAAGGACAAGAAGCGCAACGAGGCGCAAGCCGCCAACAACCGCATCGCTGACGAGGTGGTGAACCGTCATCCGTCGAAGGAGATTGAAGCCAGAGCGATTGATCCCTCCAAAGAGGGTGGCAAGGGCGCGCGGGCGGCGCTTATGTCCCGCCTCAAGGAGATGCTGGAGGACGCCAAGACCTCCAAGTACGAGATGATGCAGAAGGCCAAGCATCGAACCGACGAGGGGGCGCGGCACTCCAACAAAGCGCTGATCCTGTACGAAGCGAAATTACTCTTGGGCAAGGGAGCCAAGGCGAAGACTGAAGACTACATGCGGTTTTTGCATAACGAGCATCGCTTGTTGACGGGCGGCGAGGACGCCTACAACGAAGTGCTGGGCGAACGCGCTCAGAGTGGGCGCGAGACAGCCGCCGAGCGCGGCAAGGGAGTGAAGGAGACAGGCGTCGAGGATGTAGAAGCCACCAAGGGAACTGAGGCGGAAGAGACAGCCGACGAGGCGCACGAGCGCGAACTCGAAAAAGCCCTAGAAGCCAAGCGCACGATGGGCGAGCGGCTCAAAGAGAAGGAAGCGCAAGAACGGGAAGCCCGAGAGAAAGAGGCCAAGCGCCAAGCCGAGCTGAAGGCCGAAGCCGACCTCAAGAAGCGCGCTCTTCCCACTGAGCCTGAGATTATCTCGCCTGCTCGCGCCAAGTTGATGGATCAAGACCGGGTGGCGCGTGAGCGCTTGGCGCGGGAGGAAACGCGCACTGCGCCGCAGGAGCGTCCGCCCATCGAAGTGGAAGAGGGTGAGCATTACACACCGGTCAAGCAGGCGACCGGGTTCCAGACCGAGGTGCGCAAGAGCCGGGGCAAATGGAGCAAGGAGGAAGAGCTAGTCGGCCCCGAGTATTATCTTAAGGGGTTGCGGGAGGACGAAGGCCCGCCCGGCAAGGGGGAAATCCAACTGGATGGCGCGCTGGGCAAGGTCAACGTCCGCCCGTCGCGCACCACCGACGCTGAGCAAGCGATCAAGGAGACTTACAAGGTAGGCCGCTATGCGTCTGGCGCAGCGCAGGCAATGGGTAAATTACGCGATATGGTGGTCAGGATCGCGGGCGACACGCCTGTGCATTATCTCAGCAACGACGAGATGAACCGGGTGATGGGCAACCGGCCCGGACAGGTGACCTATGGCGCGTTCCATCCCGAAGGGCTTGACGGCAAGCCGGTCATTATTCTCAATGCCGACCATATTTCGCCCGACACGCCCCTGCACGAGGCGTTCCACGCCGCCACCGAGATCGCGATCTCCGAGAATCCCGGCCTTGGCAAGCTGATGGAGCGGCTACGGGTCGAGGTGCTGAAGAACCTCCCCGACATGACGACGAAGGAGCGCAGTCAGATCGGTTATTATCTGTCCAGCCGTAAAGAATTTCTGACTGGCATGATGACCCACCCGAAGATGCAGGAGTTACTCAAGGGAGTAAAGATCAGCGATCAACTGGCGAACGATATCGGCATCTCCAAGTGGCGCAAGATGACGATGTGGGAAGGGGCGCTGGCGATCATCCGCGATGCGTTGGGGCTGGGGCCACGCGATGTGAGCGCCATCGAGGCAGCGATGTCGCTGGGTGAGCAACTGATGTGGCGCGATCCACGCGGCGCGGGCGACCTGATGGCGGCGACAGGCCGATTGGCAAAACGCCAGATGGAGGCGGGCGAGGATCGGGTTGCGCGACCGAAATGGGCGCGGCAGGAAGCGCCGCCCGAGCGCGACCAAGAAGCGTTCTATCGCTCGCCCAAGGAGGCGCTGTCGCGGGTCAAGGATATCGACCGCACATTGGTGAAGCAGTACGGCAAGGACACGATCCACAATCTGGGCGGCAGCATCATGCGCGGCACCGCCAAGCTGCTTAGCGGGACGTGGCTGAACGACATGCACGGGCATCTGTTTGAGGACGCTAGGGGTAAAATTCTGGAGGCGATCAACCACGCCCGCGACAAGGTGTCGCGCACCTACTCGCAATTGATGGGCAAGGACACGGACATCATCAATCGCGGCTACATGTTGGACAAGACCTACGCTTCCTCTATGCCCAACTACGCAAAACTCTTGGACATGTCGCTACGCTACAATATCCATGCCGACCGGGAAGCGCCCGCAGTGCCGAAGAACCCAGCGGATGCGGCGCGGCGCTACTACCAGCGGGACAAGTTTGGCGACGAGGCGCGGGCGCTCTATCGTCACCTGCCGGAAGAGCTTCAGAAGCGCTACCGGGCCGAGAAGAAGTACTACATGGACAAGCAGGGCGAGGCGGCGAGGATCATCGTGGAGAACGTGCTGCCGTTGTTCCCCGCCCCCAAGGGTTCGACTCGCGACGAAGTGATGACCCGCGCCCGCACCAACGAGATGACCGAGGCCGATTGGACCCACTACGAGAAACTGGGCGTGGCTGATCAGTTGCACGAAGCCTACCGCTTGCAGAACGGCAAGGACGTGTTCTTCAACTCGCAACGTGGTGATGGCAGGCAGGTGGTCAACGGCTATTACCCGATGCCAAAGGGTGGGAAGGAGGTGGCTTACTCAGGTGAGGAACTCCCTGACCACGTGCGCGAGTTCGACACCGAGGCGCAGGCGCACGCTTACGCCACCGGCACCCGGATGAAAGCCACGGTGCGCGAGATCAATTACCACAAGGACACGTCCACTGGTGAGATCACGCGGGTGACCGGCGAGGAAGCGGCGTCAGTCGGGGATATCACGTCTAAATATCGTGTGTCGCTTGAGCGTCAGAACTACCAGACTGCGACCTCAAGGGCCGAGGCCGAGCGCAACCGGCAGGCGATGGCGGCGGATGGAGTTGAGAACTTGTCGGGGGTGATGGACAAGCGCGACGAGCAGGCGTGGTCAAAGATCAACAGCGCTGATCAGAAGATCATCGAGCATAAGATCGACAGCAATGAGAACTTCACCGACGCGGAGAAGCAGCACCTCAAGGATATCACCCGGCAGATGATGCTCTCGTCCAGAGGCGGCATGTCGTCGCACATGATCCAAGCCCGCAAGGTGGCCGGGGCGAAGTTCGACACGGCGGCGGGGCTGCATGCCTACGCCAAGGCGATCAACTTCCATATCGCCCGGCAGTCGCACGCGCCGGAACTGAACGAGGCGATGGACCGGCTCGACGCGCACGAGCGAGCGATGCGCAGCGTCGACCCGGACAACGCGCTCAGACGAAGCATCGTCGCGCACGAGTACATGAACCGGGTCTATGGCCGGGACGCCAGCCCGATGGGGTCCACATCCTCGCCGTTCATGCATAAGATGATGACGTGGGCGTTCATCAACTTCCTCGCAAGGCCGTCGCACATCCTGTTGTCGCAAATCCATCCCTACATTTATTCGGTGCCGATGATGGCGGCGCGGCACGGCTATTGGAAGTCGCTACAGGGCCAGCGCCAAGCGATGAGAGACTTGGGCGGCATGGGCCACAATCTGATGGAAGGGGTGCGGGCCGGGGTCAAGGTCTACAAGTCGGGCGGCGAGCAGAACATCGACAAGGCGGTGGCGATGGCGCACGGGGTGGACCCGGTGCTGCGCATGATCAATGGCCTCAAGCACAAGGACGAGCGCGATGCGCTGATGAAGATGTGGGAAACCGAGCATCTGCATAGCGCCTTCGATGCGTCCGTGTTCAGTGGTTCCGGCATGGACCGCACCAACGCCATCGTCAGGCAATTCACCGACGCGATGGAGGCGAACAACAGGTTGTCCACAGCCTTGAACGCCTACCGGCTTGAGCGTGACATGCACAAGGGCAAGGATGCGGGCAACGCCAACGCGCTGGCTTACTCGCGCCGGGTGATCGAGCAGACGCATGGCGTGTTCTCGCCTACCAACGCGGCGACTGCGTTCAAGAACCCGATCATCCGCCCGATCATGCAGTTCCGGCAGCAGCCGATGAACCTCGCCATCATGATGTACCGCAACATCGCCAAGTCGCTGCCCGAGAAGATGGGCGGCGCGGGCGACAACGAAGCGCGCTGGACGCTGGCCTACCAACTGGGAACCGCTGCGGCGCTGGGCGGCATGGGCGGCATGCCGATGGACTTGCCCAAGCTGGTCGGACTGGGCGGGCAAGCCTTGGGTGGGCCTTCCCCTGCCGACTGGGACGACAGGTTCTACCGTACTCTGGTGAGTAACCTTGGCGAGACGGCGGCGAAGGCGATCCATGACGGCCTACCGGGGATGATGGGGCCGTACGGACCTAGCTTGGGCCATCGCACCGGGTTCGACGCTGGGTTCCTGTTTGGTGAGCCATCGTCGGACAGACCAGATGATCTGTATGCTTACACCGCCAAGTCGCTGGCGGGCGCGTCAGTCGGCATGGGGGTGGAGTGGTTGCAAGCTCTGCATGACGCCGAGCAGGGGGATTACGAGCGGGCGGGCGAGAGCTTCCTGCCCGGCACTCTGAAGGATATGTTCAAGACCTACCGGCTGGCGACCGAGGGGCAGATGGCGGGCAAGCAGCAGATCACTCAGCCCGGTTCGATGGGCGACGAGTTGCTTCAGATGCTGGGCTTCTCAGGCGTCGAGCGCGAGCGCTTGCTGGCCGGGCATTTCGCCTTGCAGAAAGCGATGAAGGCGGACGAGGCTGCGCGGCAGAGCGTGGGCGCGGCGCTCAAGGCCAAGCATGCCTCACGCGAGAAGACCGTGCTGGGGGTGAAGGTGCCGAGAAAAGAGGGCGGGTTAGCGCAGGAGTACGAGCATGCCTACCAGTAAGAACCCACCGAGCAAAAGGAACTACAAGCATGAGTACGCCGAGTATCAGGGACGGCCCGAGCAGATCAAGCACCGTGCGGAGCGCAATGAAGCGCGCCGAGCGGAGACTAAGAAGCTGGGTCACGCTCCGTCTGGCGATGTGGCTCACATTACGCCGCTTGCGGGAGGTGGAGCGAACAAGCTCTCCAATGAGCGCGTTGAGAGCGCGAAGAAGAACCGCTCGTGGCGAGCCGGGCAAACCAAATACCACGTGCCGGTTGACAAGTAACTCAGGAGAGTTAAGATGAGGGAGGCGTTTACTTGTCGCTGTCGTAGAAATCGTGGGTTTGTCGTGACGCTGCGACGAGGACGTACGATATGCCGACGCCAGCTAGCTAAGTATAGGAGGGTTTAATGTCTCCGCTGGGCCTTCTCCTAGTAGTTTTACTAGTGCTAATCTTACTAGGGGGCTTCGGCGGAACTCGCTTCGGCGTGCCATACGGCTACGGCGGCGGGAACTACGGCATCGGGATCGTGGGGGTGTTGTTAATCATCGTCATCGTTCTGTTGCTGTTAGGGTATATACGATAGAGGTTCGACGCACCAATTGGGGTGGGTCAACAGTGGAGAAAACGCAATGCCAAAAGGTTCATGGGCGTATATTCAGTTTGTCGAGCGCCCCAGTGGCGGTCGCCCCGGTGGAGGTGGTCCTCCTGACTGGGGCATTGACGAAGGGGGTTACCCCGATCAGGAGCTTCCGGGTCTGGGGGAACATCCCGATCACGGCTTGCCTCCGGGTTGGGGCGGCTTCCCCGGTCACCCCGATCAGGGGCTTCCGGGTCAGGGGCGTCCGCCGCGCCCCGGCAACCGGCCTCCGGGTTCGGGCCGTCCGCCGCATGTAGGCAACCGTCCGCCGCGTCCGGGTCGTCCGGTCGATCCGGGGTGGGGCGTAGACGAGGACGGTGAGGGCGGCAGCGCTGGACAACTTCCAGTGTGGCCGATTGGACCGGATCAGGGCCTTCCCCCTGTGCCGGGCCATCCGCTTCCCCCGACTGACCCGCCTCCGGGTACGGTGTGGCCCCCGCTTCCTCCGGGTGCTGCGCCCACTGGCAAAGCGCTGGTGCTGGCGGCGATCCAAGGGGTTGGTTATCGCTACATCGTAGTCGAGATCAAGCCGCCGTCGCCGGATCAGGGCCTCCCCGATGAAGGCGAGGGGCCGGAAACTCAGCCCCCGCAGCCCGATCATGGTCTGCCGCCGACCGCGCAGCCGAAGTCACGGCTCGGACGCTAACAACTAAGCGGGAGGGGGCAACCCCTCCCGTTACCCACGGGAGTAAGTCGCATGCCGAAGATACTGGACAGGCTAGTGGGTCAGTTGGAAGCGAAGGGCAAGCCCAAGGCTAACGCCTTCGCCATCGCCACCAGCGCGCTCCAGAAGTCGGGCAACCTCAAGCCCGGCACGCAAGAAGCGACCGCCAAGGGCGCGAAGCGCGGCGAGATGACGCCGGGCGAGCGGGCCAAGGACCGGCAGGCGAGTTACTCTGGTGGGAAACCATCCGACTTCAAATACAACAGCAAGACTAACCGGGCGAGGAAGACATGAACAAGGGTAAAAGCAAGGAAGAAAGCTCCGCTCACCAAGCGTTCGAGAACAACAAGGCGGAAGCCTTGGTCTACCCCGGCCCCAGCCCCAAGCTGGCCAAGGGCGGCGCAGTCGCACGCGGCGGGGTCAAGCCCGCCACAGGCGGCTGGAAGCGATGGGGGCAGAAGTGACGGAGCTTACGCCGCACTTCACTTTGGAAGAGATGACCGACAGCCAGACGGCGGCGCGCATGGGCTTGAACAATGTGCCGCCAATGGGCAGTCCAGAACGGGCCAGCCTCCAACGCACTGCCGAAGTGATGGAGGACGTGCGCACGCTGCTTGGCGATCATCCAGTGTTGATCAGTTCCGGCTATCGTTCTCCGCAAGTCAATGCGGCAGTGGGAGGGAGCAAGAACAGCGCCCACATGAGCGGGCTGGCGGTTGACTTCTCGTGTCCGGGTTTCGGCACCCCTCTTCAGATTTGCAAGCATCTGCACTCACACATGAAGAAGCTTGGCATCGATCAGTTGATCCACGAATATGACACTTGGGTGCATCTCGGGCTGAGCGCGGGCGAGCCGCGCCACATGGCCCTGACTATCGACACTAAAGGCACGCGCCACGGATTTGCATGATGAAAAACTTTCGCCCTGATCTTATCGTCACCATCATCTGGGCAGTCGGGGCGATGATCACGCTCGTTCTGTGTGGCACGGAGATCATCCACAATCAGAAGATCGTTGATCGACTTCTGATCACCATCCCTGCCGGTAGCGCCATCATCATGGGCTATTGGTTCAGCAGAGGCAAGGATAACGGAAGCGCGCACGGCCCGCCTTCCGGTTCGTCATAGGGCCGTAGGAGAAGCGATATGGCACAAGCACCACAGACACCATCCCGACCCCCGCCGCTGACCCGCGAGCAGATGGACAATCCCAACGCCACAAGGGATATGGAGCGCACCAAGGGCGGCGGTGGCGGACCTATGCCCGCCAACGGCCCGCCCAAGCGCTCGACGGAAGAGACGTTGCGCCAGCGCGCTGAGGAAGCCGCCGCAGCGTTCAAGCGCGCCGACGACGCGGCTTACGAGCGCGCGACGATGGGGGTGGGTGACGACGAAGACCTGCGCGACAAGCTGTTGGCGCTAGGTGCCGACGTGACCCGCGCCAGCCCGGCAAAAGAACAGCCGCTTCCCGACGCGGTGCCGGGACTGACCACCACGACCGGCGCATATCGTACTCCCATCGACCCGACCACGGCGGCGGTTCCTGCACCGGACGATAGCGAGAGCGTTATCCGCATGCGCGGTTTCCCCACCGTGGGCAGCGGCAGGGAGGGTGGCGGACCTGAGAAGCGTTGGATGAAGAACGAGAACGCGATTGTCGATCTAGAGTGACAACATGAACTGGCGGGAAAACTAATTCCCGCCAGTGTCTTGACACATTCACACCATTATGTTATACTTTTGCGCATTGGCGAAAGGTTCGCCTCTGGGGAATGGAGATCGGACAGATGAATAGGTTTCTAATGAGTGCGGCGGTGCTAGCCGCTGTAGGGGTTACCCCCGCGAGTGCGACGTTGCAGATCGAAGTGTTCGACAACGGCGCACTGATCGACAATATTACCGGAGTCACCACGGGTGCGGCGAGCCTCACCGCCAACGACGCCAACTTCGCCAACATCACCATCGCTGCGCAGGGCAGTCCCATCCTGCCCAACGCCGACTTGTCCAGCGTCACCCTCGACGCCACCGCAGCGGCAGGCTTCAGCGGCGCGCACACGCTGACGGTGGACGTTATTCAGAGCGCGATCCTTGGGCTTGGCAACACGCTCAGCACGTTCACGGTTAACGGTTTGACCAACGACCCCGGCCCGACGACTGAAAGCACCTTCGCCAATGGCGGGTTGCTGGCCACGCATACCTTCCCGGTGGCGTTGCTCGATGGTTCGTTCGGCCCGGTGTCGGCGGCGACCGGCGCGTTCAGTTCGGACGAGACGCAGTTCGCGGTGGACTTCACTGCGCCGCGTCAGTCGTTTGGCGGCTCGATCCAGTTGACCACTGGGGTGCCTGAACCCTCGACGTGGGCGATGCTCCTGCTGGGGTTCGGCGGCTTGGCGTTCTTGGGCATGCGCAAGCGACGGGAGTTGCGCGAGGTATTCTAATCGTAAGCTTTCGTTCATTGGGGCTTACGTACACTTGGGTGGGCTACTCCCGTGGCCCACCCTTTTTATTACCTAAACGTTATCGGCAAGAACTTTAATTTGAGTGGTTATGCCGTCAAGCATCTCATAGATATCCGTAAGCTGGCCTGCAAGTTCAGTCTTGAGCGCCATAATGGCGAACGCTATAGCGTATTGACCATTAGTCTCCATGTGGTTCATAAAGTAGGTCATAATTTCTTCTTCAGTCATAGCTGAAAAATTTCCCATCAGTTACCCTCCTGAGTAAGCGAACGCAGCGCCTTGAGGCGCTGCATCCCTTCGCTAAGATCGTCAACGTTCCATGCCGCGCTCATGTCAGGCAGTGGTATATGATTATCAATATGATGGGGAGGAGTAACGCTGCTTGGTAGAACCCGTACAGGGACGCTCGTCCGCGCGTATAAGCCACAGCGTTGCGGATATGGATAATGCCAGCGACTATAGCAATGCTGAGCGTAAACTGGTTGAACGTGGGCATAGCCTACCCCCGCGAGTAAGATGATAGTTGACGCCCTCACGACGCTTCTGTTCCCATCACGAGGTCGAAAAGTTTCTTCGCTACCTCTGTTGGAACAGGGACGTTGTTGACTTCAACGAACACCATACCATCAGGCTGGCTCGTCATCCGCCACTGGCCTTCCGGCAGAGATGGTTCGGTAGGGACAGCGGGAGGATCAGGTGGGAATAGCCCAGCTTTCTGCATGCGCTTGACCCACTTCGCTTGCTTTTCTAGGTAGTTGGGAGGTAAGTCTGTCATGCCCCGGCGACCTTCTCCAGTAGCTCCATGATCGCCATGATCACATCGGCATCAGACTGAGTGAACGGCTCCAATGCGCGCTGGGCATGCTCACGCGCCATCACCACGGCGTTGACTGCCGCCGCCCGCCGTAGCGAGCGCATACCAACGGACTTCTTAGCGATATCACCTATGTCATCGAAGTGAGACATGCGGGATGGCATAGCGGGGAGTACGGGGCGTGCGGGTTCTTGGCTTTCGTTCATTGTTACTCTCCTGAGTTAGGGACTGTTGGGTTCAAACTTGCCGTGGGCTATGATGTACTCAAGCGTGTCCTCCAACACCGTGCCGGTCGCTTCGATGACCCACGAGTTCTCCTTCGCCCCAGCCATCTTGGTGCCAGCGCCAATGACGACGTTCAGCATCTTGGCGTTCAGGCGCTTCTTCATCGCCGCGCACAAGTTAGACTTGGGTCGTCCGGTGCGCTTGCACCACGCGCTCAGCGAACTGTCGGTGATGCGCAGCAGCAACGGGCTACCCGATAGCTGCACCTCCAGCGCGCCCCACTGCTTGTTCATCGCGTCGTTGATGATCTTGATGTCGTTGCTCGGCTTGCCCGGACCAATTTGTGTACGACTAAGCACGATGGTGTTGCGCGGCAGCTTCTCGTTGAGGAACGCGCCCAACGTACTCACCAGAGCAATGTCGGTGCCGTAGTCGTTCGGGTTTTCCGCCATCTCCTGCGCCATGCGCCGGAACTCCCAGTACATATAGGTCTTCATCGCTTCGACAGGGAACATGCCCAGCCCCAGCAGGTTGGCGATCATTGCGCCCAGCAGCACGGTGGATATGGCGTCGATCCAATAGCGCTGTATCTTGGGGTCCGCGCCAAGGTCTTGCGATACCCGCCGCTGCATGGCGACCAGCATCTTGGAGATCGTCTCGTGGTTCTCACCAAGGTGCTTGGCGTAGATCAATCCGACGCCGCCATAGTTGAAGTGCAACGCCGTCAGATGCTCGTTCACCTCATAGGCAAATTCCTTCTCGGTGTTCGGCGCGTCTATCGCCTGCATCTCAAACATGCGCAACCACGAGGCGTCCGTTCCCTTGTCCTCCTCGCGTACGGCGTTGACGATGGACGCGTTGGCGCAGTACCCGCACAGGGTGCGGAACTCTTTGATCGCCCGCATGTTGCCCATGCGGTTGGCGCGGCCCTTCTCGCGGCCCCCGGTCAACTGAAACGCCAACTCGGTCATCGCCTTCATCTGCTTCTCGCCCTTGATCTCGTCATAGAACAGAGGCAGGTGCCGCAGCATGGCGCACTTGGCAAAGGTGTAGATCACAGTGTCGCTCAGACCACCCACGACCGGCTTCGACCACACGCTTTGACCGAAGAGAAGCGTGGTTGATTTCCCGATGCCGGACTTGCCTGAGATTAACCCAAGGAGTAACCCGGCGTGTCCGGTCATGTCCACCAGCGGTGCGGCGAATGTCGAAGCCGCCATGCAGCACAGGTCAGGCCGCTCGGACGTGAGTAAAATCCTTGATAGCGCCCGCCACGGCCTCTCGGTGCCGGTCACCCGGTAATCCTCTACCCCGTCGCCGGGACGGTTGGCTTTGAAGTCACCGGCAGGGGAGAAGAACTTCCCGGCGAAGGCGAAACCCATATCGCCCTTATAGTCTTGGCTCCAGCCGAAGGCTGGCACATCGACCAGCGTCTCTGGCTTCTTCTGTAGTTCCTTCAGGTAGTTTGCCACGAGCATCCTCGGAAGATCGACTTTGATGGTGATCGGTAGCCCCTCGGCGGCGAACGCCTTGGCAAAGGCGGTATTGTCGGCAATGATCGTCATGTCGAACCGCTTGGTGACCCGCTTACCCCCCTGCACGGTGTCGAACACAAACTGGAACGGTTTGCCTGCCTCGATGTGGGCGGTTCCCGGCATGATCTGATACTCGAATACCAGAACCTGCTCCGTGCCGCCGCCCTTGTCTAGAATGATGGACTTGTAGATCAGGTCGTCGTTGCCACGATAGTAACCTCTCGGCAAGTCTATTGAGTTGGGACTACGGTTGGCGGCGGACCCCGTAAAAGCTGAATTGTTGGGCTGCTTAAACTGAATTGATAGTGGGGTGGTGCCCAAATTAAGGTGAGGGCAGGTTGCACATTGAGGGATTTTGTAAGTGTTGTGGATGGTGGCGCATTTCTCTGGGCCAATGCTCGGGCGGTTCGCCCGCGCCTGTAATGCCACTGCCAGCTTATCTTCTGTGCCTTCGTGCGTATAGTTTGGATGCTTGCCCGCCAAGCGATGCACAGTCGTAGATGGATCATCGCAGTGACAAGATAGACCAGCAACCAGCTTCCAGTGCGGCTCGCCAACAAGATTGGAGCCAGCCTTGTCCAGTGTCTCACGAATGAAGGGGCAGAACGTAGCCACCATGTCAATGTTTGCAGGAGCGTAGCCACCCTTCATGCCCCCAGATAGATCGTCGTTGAGGCCCGGCTTACTCTGCTGAGTACCTCCTGCGCTCGCCGTCGCCACTGGCTTGAAGCGGTTCAACTCCTTCTGCATCGTAGACAGGGGCGTGAGCTTCGGCTCGCGGAACAGGAGCGTGACCGGCGTCGGTAGTACGCTGCCGTCGTGCGTGGCGTATTTAAAGTTCCACGTTCCCGGCATTCGCATCAGGCGGACGGGATCGCTGGTGCAGTTCTGGTCGATGATCAGCCCGTGCTGGTTGACGGCGGCGACCAATTGCGCCGCCATGCGGCGGAACTCGCGCACATCAAAGTCAGTGTCCAAGGTCCAGTAGCTATGCACCCCACCGTTGCCGCTGCCCACCAACAAGTTGGGCCACGGCAGGTTGCTCTGACGAATGAAGTCGTGGATCGCTTTCAGCACCTCGCGATGCGAGGCGTACGCTCCCGCCTTCACATCCATGTCCATGTACAGGTTCTTGCAGCCGATAAGGTTCGGCTCCTGCCGGATCGCCTTCGGATAGTACCGGCCCATCTCCCCGGCGTTACGAAAAATGCCCTGTGCGAGGTAGACGCACTGGCCTTTACGCTGGGACCAATAGTCCGCGTCCTGCGCCGCCGTACGAAGTGATTGATGCGCACTGCCCGGCATGATGGCCGGGCGACCATCCTGAAACGTCAACCGGCGATGGACGTTGAACCAAGACCCACTATCAATGACGGCAGCTTGCGCTAGAAAATCCAAACCATCTTTATCCACCTTGTTCTCCCCAGAACGGTGTGATGGGGCGGGTGCATGGCCCGCCCCTTACTCACGAGAGTTACTCTCCCATCAGCTTGTCGAACATAGCCGACATTTTATCGGCAATCGACCCGGCAGGGGGAGGGGTAACCTCATCCACCGTCTCATCGTCCACTGGCGCAGTCACCTTGTGAGGCGCGGGCTGCGCTGGCTTGGCGGTGTTGACCGTACGCGTAGACGTGGGCGGCGTGGCTGGTTTGGAGACAGCCTCGGTGATCCCATGCCCACCCACCTTCTGCGGCGCTGGGGGCGGCGGCGGCGGCGGGGCCTGCGCTTCCGGTGCGGGTGCGGGTGCGGGTGCTGGCTGCGCTTGCGCTCCCTGCCTCGGCACCCCCTGCGACGGCCTCGGAGGAGCCTGCACCTGCGACTGGCCCCCTCCCCCACCTGCCGCGCCGCCGTCCGCGTGGTCCACCTCGCCGCCGTCGATGTTGATCTTCGACTGCAAGATGCGATTGACCGCCTCGGCATCCTGCAAGGCGATGATCACGTCGCTCTCGGCGTCGTCCAAGGGTTTGATATATTGGAACACCACCTTGGAGAACTTCAACAGCGGCTCGTAACTCAGGCGAGTAACGCAGGCTGCGTAAGGCATGCCCTTGCTGCCGTCCGCCAAGTCCATCGCGTCCAACTGCTCGCTGTAGCGCACCAAGTTGGTGAGCGAGCCGGGCGGCACAGAGAGAAGCATGGGGCCACCCTCGGCCTCGTTGGTGAGGTCATAGGGCTGCTGGTTGTACGGCACTACGACCGTCCTCCTGCGCTGCTGGCAGGCTTGCGCCTTAGGCGCGGCGGCGGATCCGCCTGACCCCCACTGGGCGTTGGGGCAGGTGGCGCAGACCGAGTTGACCGGCTGGGCGACCGTCTCGTCGGGCCGCACCCCGTCGCTCGACCAGCAGTCGGGCTTCTTCCCACGCACCCCCTGCACGTAGCCGCTGGCGTAGAACACCCGCGACATATCCTTCTGCGCCTTGAGGACCACTACGTCCACGAACGGAGCGGGGTATTCCGTGTTGGGGATTTTGACCAATCTATCTTCGCCCTTCCACCTCACCACCCATTGGTTGGTGCCTATCGCCAAGATAGGAAAGCTAAGGGCTACGCCCTGCGACAGGTCGGTGTTGTCCCGTGGGACTTTCGCCCACCGGCCAGAGATCGCGACCGGCCCCGTGGGCGGCTTCTGTACAACTTGGTTCATGTCTATCCTCTTTTGGTTGCCACTTACTCAGGTGGGTTACTCGGGTGCGTTAGCAGGCTCGCCAGCCATCTCGTCCGTCTCTTCCTCCGTTGTCGGTGCGCTCCCGTTGCTTTCACTGGCCTTGGTCACCCGCGTGCGCGGCTTGACCGGAGGGTTGATGTAGAGAATGCGCACGCTGTTGCGCTCGCATCCCGGTGGCGGCGTGCCATGCTCCTCAGTGAACGCCTCGGCGGCGTTGCCCGCAGCACCCCACGTCACAAGCTCCCATGCCTCCACGCCAATGACATGACGCCGGAACTCGTCTTTGTCCACCACCCGGTAGGTGACCTTTGGTTTCCAATAGGTCGTTCCCCACTCGGTGTTGGCGCTCTTCTGGTTGGTGGCGTTGAGGAACTCAAGGATTTCCGCTCGCGCCGTCGCAGCCCAATCCTTGAGCGGCTTCTGCTTCGCCTCAAGCTCGGCTTCCTCGGCCTTCATCTTGGCTTCCGCCGCCCGCACCTGCTTGATGCGGGTTCCCAAATCAAACGTCATTGTTCACTGCTCCTTCTTTTTTCGCCTATTAGGCTTCCAAAACCCTGAAAAATTTTTCAAGGTAAAAAAGTGATCCCACTTTTAACTATGTTAAATCAAACCTTCCTTCTCCAATAGCCACTCCGGGGCCATAATCGTAATCGTCGTGCCTCTGGGATACTCCTCGACCTCCCACTTGACTTGCGACCTAGGGAGCCACACGCCACCTTGCAGGTTGCCGGTAATGTTGACCAAGACCGCACTATCGGTATGATGGAGGTAAGTCACTTCGATTTCCTCCCAATCGAACTTACTCATGTGAGTTACTCAAGAGCGTAATCCTCTGTAATGTCTTCCATGATCTCCAAGAAGCGATTTTGCAGCGCCTCGTTGCGACCTAGGAGTTTGTAAATCTTTCTCTCTGCCGGTGTGCCGCCCACCATCGCAATCAGAGTTTTGTGCTGTTGCCCCACCCGGTAGGTGCGGGCGTTGGCTTGGGTGAAAATCTCCAACGACGTAACCGGCCCGGCCCAGATCGTCGTCGTGGCGCGGGTGAGCGTGAGACTATGCGCCATGCACGCCGGATGGGCGCAAATCACTTTAAGGTCGCGCGTTTCTTGGAACGCGTTGAAAATCTCGTTGCGCTTACTCAGGAGAGTATCGCCGGTAATGACGGCATGGTCGATCTGGTTGTCCGCCAGCATCTGGCTCAACGCTTTCACCACGCTCTTGTAGGGCGCGAACAGGAGAACCTTGTGCGCCGTGCTATCGATCAAATCGAGGATAAGCTGAAGCCGTGGCGTATTTGGTAGCGCCACAGTCTTACCATCGCGGGTGTAAACATATCCGATGGCAATTTGTAAGAGTTTACTAAGTATAGCCCCGGCGTTGAGTGCGTCGATCTTGTCGCTGCCAACGAGCGCCAACGCGCCCTTGCGCATGCTTTCATAGACATATTCCTGCTTGGGAGATAGCGGTGCATCATAGTAGTTGATCACTCTCGGGGGTAACTCGGTCACCTCGTCCAAGCGAAAGCGCACAGAGGGCTGCATGCAGGCAACCGCGCGCTCTTCGGCATGAGGCTTAGGCTCCCACCTGAACTGGGTGGCCTTGATCATCAGTTGATCACGGAAGATGGTGAACCACTTCGGCACCGTATGCGGGGTGATGCACGAGCATGGCCCCCACACGTCGGTAACGGCGCGAGGGATCGGGCTACCCGTCAACCCCCACACGTACAACTTGCCACGCACGAAGTCGCGAAAAATCTTAGTGCGCTCGGCCCGGCCATTGCGGTACACCGCGATCTCGTCCGCGCATATTGCATTGATGTCGTGCCGTGATGATAGTTGGCTCTCCAACACCTTCAGCCCGTCGTGGTTAATGACGTAGACATCCGCCTTGTGCATGAGCTTCTGCTCACGCTGTTGCTTAGACCCATAGAGTATGGTCACCGTCAGCCACGGGAACTCGCGCTTGACCTCGCGCCACCATGTGCGCTTCATCGCCGTCAATGGGCAGATCACCAACAGCCGCTGAACGACGCCAGCCTTCTTGAGCGCGTCGAACGCGAACAGGATGCTTCTTGTCTTGCCGGTCCCTAGCTCGTTCAAGCAATAGGCGCGCTCGTTCTCGATGAACAAAGCCGCCGTCAGCTTCTGCACGAGGAACGCAGAAGGTGGGAACTTATACGTCGTCGGCAAGGGCGCGTGTACGTTCATTCTGAGCCTCAAGCTGTTCCAGCCACTCGACTAACGCTTGTAGGCTAGCGTTGTCGTCATCGATCACGAACGTCTTGGCGTGTTGCTTCTCCTTGCGCTCTTTGCGGAATGTATCCTGCCTGCCGGTCGGTTCGCCACCGGGTTTCTTCGCCTCAATGAAGAACGCAATCGGCAGGTTACAAACCTCGCCGTCAATCAGGAACGCCACCCCGGCCACGCAATGGTAGTCCAACCCGGCAGCGCCCAGCCCCATCTGCACCGGCTTGAACGCATACACGAAGTCGAATGCCGCCAGCACGCGGTCGATGCTTTTCTTAGTGCGGCCTTCTGGCGTCGTCATGCTTTCCCCGATGGCACGCTATCGCGCTTCTCTTGAATAATCTCGTCGATGGTTCCGGCAGGAATAATCTCGTCGTCAGGACCAAACGCGCCTAAGTCGGCGCAGCCCACGCACACCAGCTTCATCTTTGGATATCTTTTCATCATCTCTTGCCCGGTCGGGTAGATGCCGACCACGTGCTGACACTTGGAGCATAGCTCCTGTATCTGCTTCGGGTGCATCACCGTCATGTCTGACAATCTGGTACACACCAGCATTATCGGTTCGCCACTCATCGCGTATCCTTCACTTTGGTGTTGGGGCCGATAAACTGCTTCATCATCGTTTCCATCTCGGCCTCGGTTCGACCAGAGAACAGCAGCACATCGAAATCGACGTTGATCTCCTTGCCGTTGATCTTGATGTATGTGTCGCCCGGCTGCTTAAGGAACTTGTTCAAATTGCCGAAGCTCAGCCCTATCACCAGCAGGCTCAACTTACCCTCTTGAGTAACCACAGTCGCCTTAATCATCGCCAAAACCTTCCCGGCTGTTGGTTCCTCGGCAGCGCCTCAAGGTCATGGGTGCCGTCGAACGTACCCCTGAGCGCCTGCACCTCGATCTTGCGGTCATCAACGTAGGTAACCCGCGCCGGTATCCATTGGTCGTCCTTGAGATACCGCATGCGCCGCACCTCGATGATGTCGTTCACCTCCAGTTCACCCTCTTTGGTCATTGATCCCCCATCGCGGCGGCGTCGAGACTCATCAGAAAATCTACGACTAAAAACGTAAGAGCCGCCCTCGCCTCCGCGCTGAGTTTGGGGAATAGCTCGTCAATTACAATTTTTGCCTTTGCTTGGTATTCAGCTTTTGATGGCATTATCCTCGCCCCATCCTCTTGCCGTAGTGTTCACACGTCGTCACTGGGCAGTACTCCTCGCACAACCCACAAGGCTTAGGCGGGAAGTTCCCGGTCGCATGCGCTTCCTCCAGCGCGCTCACTCGCGGGAGTAAGGCGTCGAACATCTTAGGAGTGTCGTCTCTGGAGAACGTCTCGTGGTTGGTGTCGTTGTACTCGGTCCACAGATAATCCACCCGCATCTTAGCGATGCTCTTGTAATGTCCAAAGATCAGATGGGCGTTGATCAACAACTGCGTGCCATCCCAGTACTTGGGTGGTCGCCCGGTCTTGTAGTCCACCACATGAGCAAAGTCTTGGTTCTCGCCCGGCTTTCCGTCCCCCTCTACCGGCATGAACCGAAGATAATCGATCTTGGTGCGCAGCCACGTGGTCTTGTCGAAGTAGCCAGTTGGATTACCCTGCCGGTCGCAAGAGAGCTTCAACTCGCACTGGATGATCTGGAACGGATGTAAAACCCTTGTCAGTTTTTCGGCCCAGCGCTCCATATAGACGAAGTGGGCAGGTAGGGGCGTAGACCCTGCCACCCGGTTCTTCATCGCTTCGTGCAACTCGTCGCCCCGGTCCAGCGCTTCGCTGCGCCCCTGCTCAGCCGTCTTGTCCACGTCCACCGCTTTGTAGCGCCGGGGGCAGGTTTCAAAGTTCTTGAGTTTGGAGTAGCTCCAAGAGAACGACCTGACCTTAGTTGTCATCGTGTCCAGCATCGCTCAGTTCCTTTGGCTCTGGTTTACGATCTCGCCACATCCGCAGCGCTGCGGTCTTAGTTTCATACGGCCCCACGCTGTCGGTAGGCCCCCCTCCCAGCTTGTCGTACTCGACAAGATACCAGCCGGTGAGATCAGGCTTCTCTTCAAACTCAACGAACTCGATCTTAGTCATGTGGAGAGAACCATCCTGAACTGCGTGATCAGGGTGTCGCTGGGAAACAGATCGATACTCTCTTGAGTAACGCCCGCTCGACCACCAAAGCAATAGAACAGATGCACCACCTCGCCATAAATATGACACTGTAAGAAATCATCAGGAGCGATCCGCAACTCGTTACGAATGCCGCCCATGCGCTTGAGGAACATCTCGCGAGCGCGAGGCGCTAGCGATGCTTGAGTTGCATTCCCGTTGGTTGGAAACTGGCCAATCGGGGATACGTTGGGCGGAAAGTTCTGCGCCTGCATGCCTACCATCGCAGCCTGCTCTGTCGATTGCGCTAGCTGCGCTCGCATGGCGTCTTCTGACGCGTTGATCATTTTCCACATGTCAGGGGCAGCGCCCACGCCGCCGCGCAGGATCGAGTCTTCCAAACCCAGCACGCTCAGCATTTGCTTGTGGGCATCAGCCATCTTACTCTCCTGAGTTGGCGAGAGCCGCTTCAATAATCTGCCGCACCACTCGCTTGCTGCTCGGGGGAATGGAGTATCGTCCAGAGGCATCATTGATGATCCAAACTCGTCGGGGTTCCAGCTTCTTGCGAAGCTTGTAAATTTGCTGCCGGATGCTGAAGCTCACCTCGGGTAGCTCCTCCTTGCCAGACCAGCCCCGCACCAGCATGCTCTGCATGAACCGCGCCTCCATCGGAGCCAGCCCAAAGACCTGCATCAAAGTCTGCATGTCGGCGGGAACTTCGATGTCCGGTTCCTCTGTGATGAAGTTCACCATTTGCATTGACCTTTGAAACCTCGCAAAGACGCAAATATGACACAAGTGTCGCTTGTTGTCAACACCCGTAGAGGTTGTATTTAACTCGCCTTATAGTTGTAACCTATGAGGGCTTCCATTCTTCCATCTCGCCAAAGTTCCTACCCAGCTTCACCTCGGCGGCAAGAGGGAGGGTGGCGCACCACGGCTCGTTGCGCCGCATCTCCTCTAGCGCGATCTCAGCCAGCACGTACGCCTGCTCGTCAGGCACGCAGTGGACGTTTTCGTCGTGAACGTTGAGCAGCACCCTGCCGTCGATCCCTAGCTCCCGTGCGCGGGCCTCGGTGCGCAGCCCGGCTTCAACCACATGCTGCCGGTCGAGCGCCTGCACCACGTTCTCCAGCATCTTCGCGCCGTAAAGCTTGCGCCGGAACTGCGCTTGGTCATACCAGTACTCGCCGTCCTCCATGCGCAAATTGTCGTAGAATAGCTTCAGGCCGCTCGGCAAAATGATAGTTGTGCCTTCAACATGGCACGGCCCCACACCCCAGCCGTCGCCATAGCCGTTGACGATGGCGTGGATCAGGTTGCCCATGTCCTGCCAGCAGCGCCAGATGGCGACATACGTAGACCTATAGGTCACCACCCACTCGGTGCAGTTCTCCAGTGTGATCTCGATCTCGATCCCCTGCTCGCGCGCGAGGTTGGTGATGGTGCGCCACAGCTTGATGGCACTCATGCCAAAGCCCAGCCCCAAGATGCAGGTCTTGCCAACAAATCTTTGAGCTTTACTCACCTGAGTAAGCAGGGTGGAGAAAATGATGGCGGCGAACGCCTTGTAGGTGTCCCGCCCCAGCCGGAACATCTCCAGCAAAACCTCTTCCCCTGCCAGCCACGCCACGATGCGCGCCTCAATCTGCGCCGCGTCCACAGCGACGATGGTGTAGCCGGGCGGCGCTTCAATCGCCGTGCGTATCTCCTTGCTCTTGCGCGCCGACAGGTTCTGTAGGTTGAGCAACCAGTCGCCCGAGTAGCGATGCGTGTGCGCGCCGCCGTACTTGAGCGGGACCGGCAGGAGAGGTTCCTTGAGGAAGCTGTTGGTGCATAGCCCAATGTTGATCAACCGGGTAGATCGTGTTTCCTCGATGGTCGTCTTGACGCCTAAGCGCGCCGCCACCAGCGCCTGCACCTCAACGTCCTCGTACTCCAGCAGATCAGTGAACGCGTAGTCAGTCTTGGCGAAGGCGTAAATCTTCTTGCTCGAATTGGTTGGGCTGGTCTTCATTGGCGGGTCAACACCATACTGAAGTAGCAACTGGGCGAACTTCTCGTCCGACCTAAGCTGCCCCGGATCGGTCAGACTTATCCGCGAGAGTAAGTCCCGCTTGCGCTGCCGCACGATGTCGCGGTAGTCGTCCAACACCACCATGTTCACATGCAGCACCGGCTGAGTCGCCATGCGGATCACCCGATCCATCACCAGCGCTTCCTGCCCCGGAAAGTCCTTGCGCAGGCGGAAAAAGATTTCTCTACATCCCTCCACGTCATTGAGGGTGTAGCCGGTCCAGCCCATCAGCAAGCCGGGGTCTTTCTCTAGGTCGGCGTAATGCTTGCCCGACATTTGCTGGATGAAGTCGGCCTTCTGCGGTAGCTCTAGAAACTTAAGCAACTCCTTGAGGCTCAACCTGCCGTTGGGCGTGCTGTGCCAGATCGTCGCCCGCGCCATGCTGAGCGTGCAAAGCAGGGCGGCGGGATGTATGCCGTAGCGGAACGCCAGTATGCAGGCGTCGAACAAAGCGTTGTGCGTGATCGCCGCATACGGTTGCTTGATCCCGCGCAGGAACGGAGCCACGTCGTCCTTCGGCAGGAGGAAGGCAGGCTCATGCTCGATGGCCACGCCGCAGCCCAGCGTTTCCCAGCGCGGGTGGAGGATGTACTCTACCGGCGATAAAGACTTGAGCGTGTAGGTCTTGTTCTCGTAGAACGTTTCGAAAATCCAAGAATATGCGTAACATATTCCACCGCCTTTCTATCGCCAGATGAGGCGACGTACGACCTGAGAGATAAGCACTTGCGTGCAGCCAAACTGGCGGGCAAGATCAACCTGCCGATATTGCCCCGTAGCGTAGAGCGCCCGTATCTGATTAGCGAGCGCCATATCGAGTGTATTGTATGGTCGGTTACGAGCTTGCGTCTCTCGTGTCGCCCAACAACAGTTACTCGCTGAGTAACCAAGCGCATTGTTCTTACGTTCAAGCGTATGCTTAGGTGTTGGTCGTCGCCCCATGTCGGCAAAGAAGAACATGAAGTAATGCCAACGCGGATCAATCGTAACCCCGCGCCCGCCATAATAGGCATAGTCTACAGCATTGGGGTTAAGGCAACGGTTCTTCATCATCTGCCACGAATGATACTCTGGGATGTTGCTGCTCATGCTAATGCTTGGTCGGCTCCTTGGCCTCGGACGGCGTGATCACCTCACCATCTTTAATGAGGACGCCGCCCACGTCCTTCCCTTCAAGATGCGCCGCATACGCCAGCATGTTGGCGATGAACTTCGCCTTCTGTTCGTTCTCCAGCTTGGAGAGGACGATAGCAGCGATCTTGATGGCGCTATGCACCATATGGTTGAACGGCTTCTCGTCGTGCCGGTGCTTGCCGTACTTGAGCCGGTACGCGTGGATGAACGCGCACGAAGGGCAAGTCTCATGGTGCTTTCTTTTTCGCGGCATTTCGCAACTTCCTCCATTGGTGAAAGCTACCCAGCATCTTCATATGCTTCAACAATTCCGGGTGACCGGCTAGCTCCTTGATCTCTTCGTCGTTTGGTTCTCGCAGCGTCAGGTCGTCCGCGTACGCCATCACGTGCATGTAATACATGCATATGCCAATGCTGCCGGGCGTCGGAACATGGTTGCTCTCGATATCTGTCGCCGCATCCATGAGCTTACCGCAGTTTAAGCACTTCGATGGCGGCACCCGGCTATCGCGCATTACTTCAAGCCCCGCAAGTTCTTTATCGTATACTCGTGGTAGTCCGCTAGCTTATCCATGCCATACGCCAGCCCGCCCTTGTAGCCGCGCCAGTAGCCGACGTGGTAGGCGACATAGCCAAGCACGAACCCGATCCATACCCCGGCTATGATCCAACTGATCATGTCTTGTCCTTGAACATCTTGGCCACATCCTTACTCACCTGAGTGACCTCGTGGTCGTCCACGTACTCGACCATCTTCAGGCGCTGAGCAATCTGCCCAAGCGGGAACTTCCACTTATGCCGGTTCCAGAAGCCACGGCAGCACGCATTCTCGGAGTGATGGCAGACACGATATGTGGTGAAATCACCACAGGGATCGCGCACGCGCGCCTCCAACGCCGCCACGTTGATAGGGCTATCGTCGCGGTAGACGCAGGTGGCGCATGCCTTACGTTGTACTCTTAACATGGATCGGTTTCCAAACAATAATTTCCACGTAACCGCTACGCTCCCATATAGCATCGCGCCAACCCATTGGCTCAATGCAGAAGCGCCAGCTTTGATCAGTCTCGACAACAAACGTGATCACCTCTACTCGCGGCCAGCCCCGGTCGTGGCGGTTGCGGGGAAGTTTGCCAATCTCCACGTGCCGTCACCCATCTGTTCGACTACGCCATGCTCGCGCAGGTTCTGAAGCCGTGAGCCAACTGAGTTCTCGGAGTAGCCGCCCTTCTTGAGCAGCGACTTAAAGTCCACAGAGCGGTGCGCAAAGCCGTCCGACAACGCCTCCATAATGATCCTATTTATCCCTGCATGCAAGTCCAAAGGTTTGCGCGGTAGGCGCTTGTATTGTTTGGGCTTGAGCCTAGCCTTGGTTTGTTGCTTGGCGGCATTGAGGATCGCCATTGCGCCGGGTGGTACAGGTTGTAGCACCAGCCTGTCGGACGGCAGCGGGCGCTCGATCAGTTCTTCCACCGTCACGTCGTCCACCGGCAGAAGCTTGGACATCATGGCGAACAGCGTCTGCGCGTCGATGGTGAACCCGACCTTAAATTTTACCGGCATCATGCTCTCCAATGGCGTTGCACATACATGCGCCTGATCCACTCGATATGCTTAGGAGAACCCTTCGCCGCACGGTGGATGATCCTTTGGCGTTCACGCGCTAGGTAGCCAAGTTCCTTCAAGCGTGCTTCAATACACGGGTATGATCGTTTATTGTTCACGCTCATTGTTTACTTTCCCGAGTTACTTGCGCTTCCGATATTTAGCCATCTGCACCACGTGACGCATGCTGATAGTTGGCGCGACTGTCTCAGCTTCAGCAAGCTGGCGGATAGTAAGTTTGTAGCCCAACGCTCGCAGCACGGCGTTGAAGGTGGCGGCTTGCGGTTTCTTCGTTGCGCCGTCCAGCCAATTGCGTATGGTGCCTTCGGTGACACCACTCGCCTCCGCTATTTGCTTATAAGTGTCGTGGCTGTCCAGAATGATTGTCCGCACCTGATCAATCATCGGGTCTTTGTCCACAAACGAGTATGACTTGTAGGTGAAACCTGCCATTACCTTCTCTCCTGTGGGGTCACGAACGGTACGGTGACCTTGAAAGCCTTGCGCCGCCGCCCGGTCATGTCGCTGCCGTCTTGCCGGGTGATCGCCATTGTCTCTTCAAACCAACCGGCAATGCACTCTTCCATATGCTCGTTCAACCATGCCGGGCTTAGATTGGTCACCCGGTCGATGCTGAGCGCGGCGCGGGTCAGATCGGTGTCCTTGGTTGAAGCCTCCAGCATCCGGTACTGCCCGAACAACCGCTTGCCCGACTGGCATACCCGGTTAAGCTCGATGCTCAGACGTGGGAAGCTCTTGGGCGGGAAGCGCCGTTGGATCGCTCGCACCTCGCGCTCGATCTTCTCACGGTCGGCTTTGCGCTTGATGCTCACGTCGAGCAGCCCGACATGGAAGTCGAGCATGATCTCGCGCAGCCACGGGAACAGGAACCCAAGCGTATGCGGATCAGGCGCGGCCTCTCTGAATTTCTCCCACGTCTTGATCAGCATCTCCCATTCGCGAGTGACTTGGATCGCCATGCTCATCGACTGCCCCAACTCACTCTCGTGAGTAACCGCCAGATCATACTTCGGCATCAGGAACACGGGATAGGCGTCGGTCGGAGCGAACCGCAGCGACACGTTGAGCAGCAGGTCGCCCAGCTTGAGGATCGCACGACGGTTGAGCGCCGATGGCGGCAGGTACTTGACCGCTTCGCGGAACGCCGCCGCCACGTGCGGCTCGCCCACCAAGTCTTCGTAAATCCGGTCGGTCGGCATGTTCACCGGCATGTAACGGATGACGAAGTTAGCCGCCTCATCAAGCTTCTTGTCGATGTAACTCACGAGATGTGTGTTCATTGGTCGTCTCTTGTTTTTAGTTGCGACGGTTTATGGGGTTTCACGGGAGTTATGCCTGCGACCCTGCCAAAGGCCCGAACCCCATCTTGAAGGCTCCACGTTGCCCGCTGCTCTACCGTAAGCTACGGGGCGCTACCTAGCCGGTGCCGTCGCTCCCGCTGCCGAGAGTGTTCCCTTGGCAGGGAGCTTAGTTGGTGATTTCGATCACCAGATAACTTCGCTTGTGTTCATTGGTGAACACTAGCCCTTGCGCCTCGTCAAGCCACTGCTCGATCTTTTCGTGCAGGTTTTCCGCCGCGCCATCGTCATCCATAGCTTTGCGTATCTCGTCAACCGTCAACGATTGCTCGAAAACGTTAGCTGCATTAAGGCTGAGTGTTGACATGCTTACTCCTGTGTTTCTGGCAACCGTAGCCAGCCCTTTGGGTCATAGCCGGATTAACTCCGTAACCGTAACCTCGCCATCTGTCGCAGCGAGAATGCGTTTGAGGTTCTGTTTCTTGGGGAACGTACGGTAGGCCAACAACCGATAGATAGTCGTCGCATGCACGCCGACTTGCGCCGCAAACGTTTCTGGGTTCATTTGACGTTTGACAAGGAACTCAGCGAGGGTCATTTATTTACTCCGTTGAGTAAGCAGCCACAGTGGACGCGGCAGCAGGATGCTGTCGCCCAAGCGCTGACCTCGCGCCCCCACTTCAGTGATCGGCACTTGGTTGTCGCCCATCATGTTGTCGTCCAGCCACGTCTTCACTCGCACATGGATGGAGGTGCGATAGGTCGCTTCCTTGTCGGAGACAATAAGCTCGCCCGCAAAGCATCCCGGCCCAGCCTTGATGTAGTGGATGTCGTTGACCCGGCTCACCGGCATCGACAACAGGTTCATGTGCGCTTCGCGGATGATCACCTCGGGCTGGAGGTAGCCGCTGCGCTCGACGGCGCGGCCTAGCGCGTGGTCGGGAACCTCCAACGTCCACAACCCGTCTGCGGCACAAACCCTTGCGCCAATCACGCCCGCAATGACATAGTTCACCGTCACGCAGTCCTGCATCAACGAAGCGCGCTCAGCCTCGCTCAGATCATCGCTGGTCTTAGTGGTGACGGCGTTGCGCGGCTTGAGATAAGACCAAATCGCCAGCGACTTGTTTCTCTGGAGAGTAACGCCCTCGTTGACCGCGCCGGGGCCAAACATCTTGTTTAGTTTCTGGTAGGCGCGCTGGCGGGTGGAGGTGCTGCCGCGCACCATGTCGCCAACGACGCTCATGCGATCCGCGCGTGCATACTCAGCTTCGAACGCATCGTAGCGCTCAGCCAGCTTCTTCTTCCAATGCCGCAGCTTGCCGCGCGTTTCAGCATCGGCGTAGGTGATAGTTGTGGTCGGTGGCCATAGCTTGAAGAGAGGCTTATCACTCATCACTTACTCTCCTGAGTTAGCGGCGGGATGAACAGGTCACTGCACGCTCCGCGGACTCGCACTCGCCATCCATCCCGCCTTCAATCTGAGCTTGCTAGCTAACTCAGATCGATCCCTCTCCCGTTTGTGCTGGCACTTGCACCGTTTCGCCCCACGTCGCCTTCCGCTCGTTGATGCAGCCCCAGATCACTGGGTAGCTCGGCGGCGCGATCTCTTCTTGGTCACCATACAGATCAGTGAGGTACACCAGCAGATCAGGCTCCAGCCCTTCATCCTTGATCCGTTGGAACGGCTCTTTGAAGCTGGTGCCGCCGCCCATCTTGAGCTTGCATTGGTAGAGATCGCTGACCCCATCCATCTCCACCCACTCTTGGATGTCGGTGTCGCACTGGACGAACACGATGGCCTTCGGCTTGGCCTGCTCCAGCAGCGAGGTCGTCTCGGCCATGAACACCGCGAACGTATTCTCGTCAATCGATCCAGAAGTATCGACCACGATCACGATGATGTTGCAACCATACGAAGAGCGCCCCGGTGCGCCGATGCCGCGATAGATCAGTTGCGGCTCTAGCCGATCCCATGTGTATCTATCGTTGCCCACTTTACGTGAGACTGCGAGACGATAGAGATCGCGCCAATCCGCTTTCGGTTGCAAGCGCTTGACAAACAGCCGCTCCAAGTTGGCGGGCAACCTGCCCTGAAGCTTGGCGCTCTCCATCGCCGCGTTGACCGCCGTGTCCCACTCGGCCTGCGATCTCTCCGACATGGCCTTGTTGGGCTTCTTGCCGGAACCGCCACCGGGCTTTAATACTTTGTCGAAGGCTTTGCCACTGCCCTCGCCTTGCGGTATGCCGTCCTTGGTGGTGCGCTTGCACGCATCGTCCACCTTGCCCCCACCCGGTTGATCACTCTCTTGATCACCCGGTTGATTACCCGGTCGGCGCTTGCGGCTCTTGTTGATCTTGTACAAGATGCGATACGCATCCAGCACGCCCATGTCGCCGTTGATCATGCCCGGCCAATGCAAACCGCCTGAAGGCATCTTGCCAATCTTGGCTTGCACCAATTGATCGTTGATCACATAATCGGCAGCGACGTTGAGCATCTCGCCGTTGGCTGGCAGCACTAACCCATCTGAGTAACGTATCTCGCCAGCCAGTTGCAGCATGTAGAACAGACCGGCATGCCCATACATCGCGTGCGCGATCTCGTGGCACGCCACAAAGAGTCGCTCATCGAGCGTGAGCTTAAAGAACCACTCCATGTTGATGTAGAGGAACTTGTCGTCGGTCGCAGCGGTTTCAACTTGGTCGGTGAACCACGCCTGCTCGCCGTCGCGATCCACCATCATCGCCAACCAAATATCGGCATAGGAAGGGACAGCCCACAGCATGCCAGCCTTGGTTTCCGCCCATAGCTGGTTGCGGATCGCGTCGAGGCTCAGCTTCTTCCACCTGCCGGTGTCGCCAGCGACCGGGGACTTGATGTCAGTTTGAACGAGCGGCATTGTTTACTCTCTTGGGTTAGAGGGAAAGGCTAATTCCTCGCTTCAACGCTTCGGTTTCAGCCAGTCGAGCGTATGCCCAACGCTTCGCCTTACGTTCTTTCTGCCAGACGCCAGCCACCTGCCGGTCGGTGCAGTTGCGCAGGTAGCCTGCGAACTCTTGACGATCACGTTTCGTCATCGTCACTCTCCTGAGTAACGTTCTCGGGGAACAGCGGGATGTCCTGCTTGCCGGATCGCGTGGTCATGCTCAGCGATATGACTGGCGCGTTCTTCGCCAGCATCACGGTCGGGCCGTACATGTTGCGGGCGGTCTGAGTCACCATCTCGATGAACGCCAACCGGAGCTTGTCATCATTCACGTCGATATCGACGGCCAGCTTTGTCTCGAATACGCAGCGCATCTTGTCACCTTTCATTTTGATTTCAGTGAGTTCAACACTTAACTCGTAGCGCCGATGGCGCATTGAGCGGTGAGGGATGTGGAGCAGTTTCATGCGGGTTGCATTGATTGCTAGCCACTCCACGCCATCTTTGCTTACGAAGTCGATGGACGCATCACGCCGCCGATGGACCCTCACTTGTTCTCGGCCTTATACCGGTTGAGGACTGCGATCAGCGCCGTCTTCTTGGCGCACCACTCGGCCACATGCGGCTCGAACGCCAGTTGATAGTTGCGTTGGATCGCCATGCGCACGAACATGACTTGATGCTCCTCGGGCATGCGGGCCATGAACTCCAGCGCAGGCTTGGCGTCCTTGACGCTCACCCGTGCGGCGATCTTGTACGACAAGAGCCGTTGGGCGTCGGGCTTACTCGGCAGAGTAACCGTCTTCGGGCTGTTGATGTACTCCTCGTACGGCTTCAACTCCTGACCCAAGCGTATGGTTTTCACCAGTTGCGCGCAGGCAGACTTGCCAATCCCGCCCGTGATGTCTTCTTGCGTCAGCGGGTCGGTCGGGATTTGATCCGTATCGAACGCCCTCATCAACGAGCGCAGGTGGATGTCGATTTGATGCAGCGTGCGCGGGCTGCAACGAGGCCGCTGATCCTCGGGCTGCGGCTCAAACAACAGTTGCGGGTTCTCCTCCGCGAACTGGATCACCTCGGGCAGCACGTTGATCGAACGAAAGTATTCGACTGTGCATTCCACATCGTCGGTCACTTCCAGCGAGATACGCCGCATGATCATATGATCGAGATCGCGCGTCGAGCCGGAACGATTGGTCAGCCGATTGCCCGCAAACATCACCACCCAACCGGGCGGCAAGCGATGATTGCCCAGCATCTTGCTCAGAGCCGCTTCGCCGACGATCTTCTTCTCGTCCAGCCCCAGCTTGTCGTACTCATCGATCAGCAGGATGCCGCCGTCGAACTCATCGAGCGTCTTGTCAGGCTCGTCGTAGTCGTGATACCAATACGGCAGTTGGAACTTGCTGACTTCGCGCCCCTTGGCGTCCTTGCTCGGGACCATGAACCCCATGCCGGTCATCAGGGTGAAGTTCGCTCCGTTGATCAGCGCGAAGCCCCACTTAGCGGCGGGATCAATGCGCTTCATAATGCGCTTGAACCTTCGAAAGATCGAGGTCTTGCCTCGACCGGGATCGGAGGTGACCAGATACGATGGCCCGCCATCCTCCAATGCAGCGTAGTACATCGCAGGCAAGCGGACTTCCAGTTGGTTGAGCTTCATCGGTATTTACTCTCGTGGGTTAGAGGGAAAAGGCGGGGCGGTGAGGATTGCGAATGTCGGATTGTGATCGCATAGCGACACGCACCGTATGACGAATTGCCTCACCGCCCCTAGCAGCCCGTCACGGGGGGTGGTGACGGACTACGTTCGTTACGCCGCCTTGCGCCCGCTCTCCTCAAAGGCAGGCTTCAGGGTGCGCAGGTAGCGGATCACCGCGTCCCATGCGAGGCGCACTTGCGCTGGGTCACCGCTGTCGGTCGCCGTCTCGTAGACGGACATGATCTTCAGCGCGCCATGCGTCAGGTTGGCGTATTGCTTGGCATAGTCAATGACGCGAGGATGCAGCCCCTCGCTCTCAATCCAGCGCAGGTTGCGCGCAATCAGCGCGTCCCGCGACGTACTGTCGTTCATTCGTTACTCCCTTGAGTTAGCAAAAACTGCCACACCAGAATACTAGCATGGTTGTCAACGCTTGTCAACACACGCGTAAGTTGTATTCAATCGTCGCTTTGGTGATAGTTGACGACCACCTTTTCGCATCCCAGCAGTAATACCGTCATCGAGAATGTTCGGCACGCCACAGGCGGCGATGAACTTGCCCTTGTTGAAGCGCGGGTTCATGACGGTGCAGATGTTCATCACCACGATCACGTCGTTGTTCCATTGCTCAAGCCATCCTGCGTCACCAGTTGGCTTAGTCGCCTTGAGCGCCGCCGCCAGCGCAGTAAAGTTATTCTTAGTCATCCCTTCTTTCTCTCCTCATGAAACGCCAGTATCTCCTTCGCGTGCTGCGCGCACCATCTGGTGATGTCGTCACGAAACACGAAGCTCGGGTCCACGTTGCACGCCTCACGGAACAGCGGCAGCGCCTCGGCAAACGGCAGCGCCAGCGCCGCTTTAATGCGCGCCTCGCGCAGCGCCAGTTCTTCCCGGCGTTCGCGCTTCGTGATCGCGCGCTCGATGCGTTGCAGCTTGAACACTTTAAGCGACTTCATCGCTTATCCTTTCTTGAACTTGACGGTCGGATACATCTTGAGGATGTGGCGCTTGGCCAGCGCGACGGTGCGCGCGAACACCAACTCATCGGAGTAAATGCGGCGCGACTTGGTGAACTTGATCACCACCCGGTAGCGGTACTTGCGCTCGCGCACCACAGTCGCCATCATCGGCATGTCGTCAGCGCGCTTGGTGGCGTAGGCGTTCATGGCAAGCACGGCATGAAGGGGAGGATTTGGCGAAACAAGCAAGTCTGTTGCTCACGTGGCGCGTGCCGGTATTGGAACCGCTCTGGATGGCGTTGCATCTCTGCATCGGTCAAGGCGTCCATATCATCGGCTATGGCACCCATGTCCAACTGCATCATATCCATCTGAGATTGGAAGTCTGAGTATTGAGCGAACGCGGGCGTAGCTGCGCATAGGACGGCAGAGAAGAGGATGGCTTTCATGGCAGGGTTACTCGCTTGAGTGAAAGGTGTGGGGCGTTTCATCCGCCCCTAGATGGCTGGATA